ATTCTCACAATAACGGCCTCTCTCCTGATCAGGCAGAAATAAATTTTTTGTAAAATTTGCTCTTTTACTTGTCTACTTTATTGACTATGGTCCATTAGTAATCCAAACAAATTCTGGTCTTTTGTCATCAGGTTCATGTTCTTCTGCCCATGATTCAAAGAATTCATCCCAATCACAAAAATAACCTTCGTTATGGGGATAATATTCAGAATACAAACAGAAACACGCTTCTTCTACTTCCTTTGGAGCAATAGGAGCTTTTTGCCATTCTTCTGCTTCTTTCTTAGCCAATTCAGCTCTATCAATTTCTCGCTGCTGTTCGCAATCATGCTTCAATCTACCTCTTGGCATAATTTGTCCACACAATATACATCTATGTACAATTCCATTATAACAATATGGGCAAAATGTGATAGACTGATGTTGGTATGGAAATAAAGTTCCTATACTTCTATTTGGGTCATCAGATAAACCATAAGGGTTGTTCGTAATTACCATACCTGTGCCATGACAATGCTGACAAATTTCTTCATCATCGTGCAGGTCTTTTTTTAAATTTATATTAACAAGGTTTTGAATATACTCAGAATCCGAAACAAATACGGTTTTTGGTTTTATAAATTCGCTCATACTTACCTCCATGAATAACTATTTTTTAATTATTATAATATTTAATTCTTACATTCAAATTATATTTGTGTGCAAGAGTAATCATATCTTTTGTCATTTCCTTTTGTTCTGGAAAATTTCTTGTGTCAAAACGACTGAAATCACCATGTGTATCACCTGTTATATAGACCATACTTCACCTCTTGCTTTTATCAAAATGTTTTATGATTTATCAAAGTTAAATGTTATACTCTACGATTCCACATCTTTTTTAATTCTCTAAGTTCTTCTATGCTTCCTAATTCCTTGTATTCTCTATATTCTTCAGCCATTCGATTAAGCATAAAGACTACGCTATCAGCAGTAGGATTGTTAGGTTCAACTTTATCAAAAGTTTGTTTGATTTTATTAAGCCATTCTTCCATATATAATTCTCCTTTTAATTTTTGCTTGTACTACCAATGCCACCTATCCTTTGTACCGAAACATTATCATCTTGAGTAATTCCAAAAGGAAGGAATATACCTTGACAAAATGATTCGCTTCTGTTTGCCCATAGTTCTTTTTTAAAGCTGTTATCGGTATTTGAGAATTTAACAAATATATGTCCTTCATTATTTTGGTTATTATAATAATCGCTATCTATTATGCCTAATGTATTAGATAAAGAAATACCATATTTAAATCCGTAACTACTTCTCGGAACTATTGTTAAAACCCAACCTTCTTGAATTTCACATTTAATACCAGTAGGAATTTTTTTATTTGTGCCGAAAGGGATATTAAATGGCATTGGAGATTTAAAATCATAACCAGCACTACCCTTTGTACTGCGAGTTGGAAGCTGAATGTTGTTGTAAAACTCTGTTATAACATTATCTACATATTGCTTTCCAGATTGACTCAAATTATCATAGTTTGGTTCAAATGTATCTATAAAATCTTTTCTATATTGCTCAAATGATACTTTTTCAAATTTTGCTATTTTCTGCATATTTATTCTCCTATTTTTTTATTTTTCTTCTGCAATGACAACAGCATTGTAAATAATTACTCGTTTACCATCTATATCAAATAGAATTTTATTTGATTCATTTTCTTCAATGTCACATTTACCTTTATATGTCTTTAAAAGGTTTCCTTCATAACTGTAAACTGAAATGGTTCTTTCAAGACCACCATTATACTCTGAATTCCAATCCTTTTTCTTTCTCTCCCAACTTTCACCACAACCACAAAGAAGAAAGATTATTCCTATGGTAAGTACACCTACAATAATTTTCTTAGCAACTTTCATTCTTTACCTCCAATAACTATTAGAATGTTCTGAATTGTTTTTATTTTCTTTAGCTTTTTGAGATATTCTATTTTTATAACACGCACTTTCACAAAGACTAAGATTTAAAATATCATCAAATACTTTACCACAATATTTACATTTATAAGTTTTCTTATCCATATTTCTCCTTTCAAGCGGATATAAATTTATATCCGCTATTTTTTACTTTATTTTACGATTTATATAATATTACTTTATCTCTCTTTAAACTCTCTTGTACATCTATCACTCTTTGATTTGATGAACCACACCAAGCAAGCGTAATATCTCGCTTGGTATAGTCATATTTGCCATCAACAAGTACATCAATATAAGGAAATATATTTTTTAATACAAATGGCATTTTTAGAATTTCTTCATAGGTATAACCAGTGTATAACCAAATTGTTTTCATAGGAAATTTATCTTTAACAGTTTTAACAATATCTACTACCTGATTTTGATTTTGCAGTTCTAATGGATGTCCACCTGATAGTGTCAAACCTGATATATATTCAGGTTCTAACACTTCTAACAATTCAGCTTTTGTGTTTTCAGTAAATAATTTTCCTGCATTAAAATCCCAAGTTGATGAATTTTGGCATTGTTTACAAAACATAGTACAACCACTTATCCATAAAACAACTCTAATACCACTTCCATTAGCAATATCATGTTTAGTTATTTTAATGTAATTCACTACTCATTACCGCCTAAATGAATATATCTTTCCTTAATTTCTTGTGTTCTACCTTGATTCCAAAAATTTGTTCCAATATAGCCACAAGTTCTACGACATACATTGAGTTTATTTTCATCTGTATTACCACAATTTGGGCATTTCCAAATCAATTTTTTATCGTTATCTTCAATAATCTCAATTTCACCATCATATCCACATACTTGACAATAATCACTCTTTGTATTTAGTTCTGCATACATAATGTTATTGTAAATGAATTTAATAACAGTTAAAACCGCCTCAATATTATTTTGCAAATTAGAGGTTTCTATATAACTTATCGCACCACCTAAACTTAATTCTTGAAATTGCGATTCAAGTTTTAATTTAGAAAAAGCATCAATAGGTTCTTTTACATTAACATGATAACTATTTGTGATGTAATTTTTATCAGTAATTCCTTCAATAATTCCGAAACGCTTTTGTAAACATTTCGCAAATTTATATGTAGTTGATTCAATTGGACTTCCATAAAGACTATAACCAAGATTTAATTGCTTATTCCATTCTTCACATTTTTGATTCATATGATTCATAATATCAATAGCAAAAGGGGTTACTTTGGCATCTGTATGTGACTTACCAGTCATATATTTAACACATTCGTACAATCCTGCATAACCAAGAGAAATTGAAGAATAACCACCAACAAGTAATTTATCAATCGTTTCACCTTTATTTAATCTTGCTAAAGCACCATGTTGCCAAATTATAGGAGCAACATCTGACACAGTACCTTTTAATCTTTTATATCTACAAAGTAATGCTTTATGACATAATTCCAATCTCTCGTCAAATATCTTCCAAAAAATTTCTTTATTTTTATTTGATGAAAGTGCTACATCGACAAGATTAATTGTTACAACACCTTTGTTGAATCTGCCATAAAATTTATATTCACCATTTTTATCTTTATATGGCGACAAGAAACTTCTACACTAACTATTCAATATAAGAACAGTTCGGACTATATCTTCGGGGGTTGCTACGCCAACCCACTCGCTTCGCACTTCCATTTACATTATTAATATAAATGTACTCTACTCGCTTCCTCACACAAAACTGTTTGTGCTATGCTTTGGATAGTCTCTTGACCTTACGCATAAATGAATTTATATTTGTAGCAATTTTTTAATTCTCCTTTCAATATTCTCGCTACTTTATGCCTATCTATTTTTAAATCTTTTGATAATTCTCTAATAAAAGAATATGTATTTATAAATTCATTATTCAAATAAACCGATACTTTAGTTTTATTTTTATGTGTACGATTACCACTATGCCAACCATGATAAACATTTTGAGAATTTGTACACCATTCAAGATTATTTGGATTGTTGTTAAGTTTATTACTATCAATATGATTAACATATTCATATCCGTTTGGGTTAGGAACAAATATATTAGCTATTATAGTATGTACTCTATATCGGTATTTTTTGTTATTTTCTCTCCGTATAATATGGGCATAACCATCTGTCCCTATATATGGCGATAATTTATGTCCTTTTGAATTGTAAATATTATAATTTTCATCAACATAAAATCCTTTATATTCTTTCAATTCTATTAATGCTACGAAATTCATTATGCGTCTTGGCACAGGATAGTTTAAAATTAAATTTCATTTTAAATGTTCCCTGTTAGCACATTACTTAACTATCATTTCTTATAGCTACTAATTAAACAGATTTATAAATAAATCTAAGTCGTGTAATGCACACCCTATATTTATAGGTTCACGAAGTTTTAGATGAGCCATTTAACCCATCGAAGGAAAACAATTTCTTTCTTTAAGTTTCTTCATTACTTTTTCGGAAATATAATCAGGAACAAGTCTTTTAGCAGAACACTTTGCAGCAAGCTCTGTAAGGTAATAATATTCTGAACCTTTTTCTATATTATCTTCCTCAAGGACATATATAAGCTTTGGAAATGCAGGTGTAATCCATACACCTTTTTCGTTTTTTACACCTTTATATCTTTGTTTCAGAGTTTCCTCAATAATCATTGCAAGGTCATGTTTTTCCTGTTCATTTTTTGCTTCGTTGAGATACATAAATACCGTTATAAATGGTGCTTGTCCATTAGTTGTAAGTAATGTTTCAACCTGATATTGAATAGTTTGAATACCTTTATTTATCTCTTTTTTTAATCGTAATTCTGCAATTTCATTTATTTTTTTATTATCAAGAACAAAACCACATTTTTCCCATTCTTTTTTTATTTCATCACGAATATATTGTCGGCTTACATTAACAAATGGGGCAAGATGTGATAGTGTAATACTTTGTCCTCCGTATTGACTACTTGCCACTTGAGCGATTATCTGAGTTGCTATCGTGCAAGCAGTTGAAAAGCTATGAGGTTTTTCAATCATAGTGCCACTTATTACTGTTCCATTTTGTAGCATATCTTCAAGATTACACAAACAACAATTATATGTATGCTGAGCAAAATAGTCTTTATCATGAAAGTGAATGATACCTTCTTTATCTGCCTCGACTATATCTTGTGGCAATAAAAGTCTGTCGGTCAAATCCTTGCTAACCTCACCAGCCATATAATCACGCTGAGTAGGTATAATAGTTGAATTTTTATTTGAATTTTCTTGCTTGATTTCTTCGTTGTTTAAATCAATTAATGACAAGATAGCGTCATCAGTTGTATTGCCTTTTCTTACTAAGCTTCTTTTATACCGATATAATGTATACCTTTTTGCTAACTTAAAACAGCCATAACTATTTATATATTCTTCATTCATATCTTGTATATCTTCAACCGAATAGTTTATTTTACCATATTTTATTTTACTTGCTATTCGATTAGCTATATTTGATATTTCAATTTCCGATAAAGTTTTTTCGCCGTTAATCTCACTTTCTTTATTGGCTTTCCGAATAGCATTGATAATTTTATTCTTGTCAAAGTCTACCTCTCTGCCATCTCGTTTGATAACTTTTTTCAATATTTAACCTCCTAAACCATAATTAATATAATCGCCGTATTCCTCTCCACCGTCATCGCTAATTGTCATGGCAACACATTTACCACCAAGTAAATTTTGAAGAACAAGACTGCCTTCATCTATTAAATATTTACCTGCTATTCTACAAGCTTCTGGCGTTGCAATAAATGGCTCTGGGATAGTTGTTTGTAGAACTTCTTTGGCAATTCTTTTCAATTCTTCTACTTGTGTTCTATTTGCCACTGCAATAGGTATGCCAGTTTTGCTTGAATAATCAACAAGCATAGTTGATTTTCCTGTTCTTCTTCTCTGATAAAATTTCATCATACTGTTACCTCCAAAATGTATTTAAAATTATATTTTTTACACATATACTCTACTGTAGGTATAGGCGGTGGGTGACATTTTGCCCACCAACCTCTTTTGTGTGTTTTGCAATTTGTAATCATATATGTGAACCACCTTTCTGAAATTCTGTACGAAAAAATCGTACACTATATATATCTGTTTTTTGAGATATGAATTATAAGTTTGAAATGAAATTTTTATTCTGTCAACATTTGAAGCATAAAGGTATTTCTTAAAAGATTAGCCTTTTTCTTAATTGCAATATTTATTGTATTGATAGAACCAAAATGAAAACATCTTTCTCTCATTCGTGTGAGTCCTGTATATAAAAGATTGGAATTTAACATAAATGTATGACTTTTAGGAGTACACAAAATTATAATTCTTGCACTTCCACCTTGAGAAGAATGTATACTTATAGCATATCCAAGTTTAACAAGTTGCATATCAGATTGGGTATATTTTATACGAAAACCATCAAAATTTATAATTACTTCACCGTCAATTATATCTTCAATAATTCCTGATTCGCCATTTGCTATAAAAGTTACACTATCTTCTACACTATCCTCTATATCATCCTTTATATCATCATCGTCAATTTTAGCCTTATAATTATTTTGTTTCTGAATAACTAAATCTCCAATATAATATGTAATATCTCCAACTTTCATAAATTTGCTTTTAGCATAATTAGGATTGGCTATTTTTTGAATTTCATTGTTTAATTCAATAGAACCACTGTTGCCTACATTCTTAGCACTTAAAACTTGAATATCTTCTACGGAAAAACCTTTATCTAACAATTTCTTATAAAGTGCAACTATATTCTTTGTAATATTTTCACTATTAGTGTCAATAAAAATATAATCACCTTTACCGAAAGAGGTCATCTTATTTTTCATTGAATTATTTAAATAAGGCTTAGAATTACGAGTATCTGTTGCTACTTTCATCAAACCACCTTCACCATATCTAAAAATTCGGGTTAATGTTGTTGTAGGAATTACTTTACTTTCAATAAAATCATTCAATAAGTTACCACAACCAACTGAAGGTATCTGCGAAGAGTCACCTATAAGCAAAAGTTTTGTTGTTGAAAAATCAATACTTTCAAGAAGTTTATAAAATAGGTAAACATCAACCATTGAAAATTCGTCTACGATAACAACGCCATTTGAAAAAATAATTTTATCCCATTCATCTTGAGGTGTATCTTTATTATTAAATAAGTTATGAGCAATTTCTCTATGAATTGTAGAAGCATCTCTACCAGTATATTTTGACATAACTTTAGCAGCTCTACCTGTTGGTGCAAGTAACTCATAAGCTTTATTATTATCACTCAACATATTCAATATACTTTTAATAGTATTCGTTTTACCAGTGCCAGCTTTGCCTTCAAGAATAACAATATTATATTTACAAAGTTTATTCAATGTTTCTATCTGTTCATCAGTTAAAGTAATATCTCCTGTATTTCTATATTTTTTTGTATCTATATCCCAAACATTATCTTGATTATAAACATTATTTTTTATCTTTTGAGCTATGTGAAACTCCATTTGATAAGTATACTTTGAAGCAATTTCCAATGTTTCAGAATTATAATAAATTCTATCATCAATAATGGCTTCGTTAAAGCGGTCAGAAGTTTCAGGAACTAATTTAAAACACTCGTTTCTCAATTCTGTTAAATTTGTTTTAGTATTACCCTTATTTTCATTTTCTTTGAGTAAAAACAATATTGCTTCTACGCACCTTTGTTTACTTGAAACAAGTTTTTCTTCAAATTTAATTACTGATTCTTCTCCATTTTGTTCATTTTGTTCATTTAATTTATCTATCGCTAACAATATAGAATCAGCCTTTTTAAACCCTATTCTATCTAAACTACATAAAGTTTTATATGGTTCATTTTGTAATCTATATTTGATATTGTCTACCGTCTTATATTTATCAAGCAATTTTGAAAGTACATTTATAGAAAGACAACCACTATATTCCGCAATCAAAGTTGATAAAGAAAAATTCTCAATAATTTTTTCTTTGATTTTATTAAATGTCTTTCCACCTATTCCTTGCAGCCTATCTAAATCTATATCATCTAAATCATTGTTCATAACCTTATCTACAATATCAGGATATATCGCTAATATTGTATTGGCTTGTTTTTTAGTGATAATTTCTTTTAAAAATTTTTCTTTTTCTTGAATTGTTGTTGGTATTTTCCTTTCGGCAATAAAAGCCTTATAACTAATTCCGTATTTAGTTTCTTCTTCAATGGCTTTAAATCTATATTCAACATCAATAATTAAGGATTGAAAATCACCAATAACACTAACATTTTGATATTTATTTAATTTTATATCTGGATATTTTGTTTCATCTATTTCAACAGCATAAGCTTTGAAATTTGAATAATCACAGATACATTTTTTAACAATTCCTTTAAATTCAAATGTTTTTATTTCTTTCAATATCGTCATTCCTTTGTGTTTTCGCTTTTTCTATTCTATCTTTAGCAATATTAAAATAGTTTTCATCTAATTCCATACCAATGAAATTTCTATTAGTATTTACACAAGCTACACCTGTACTTCCAATTCCCATGAAAGGGTCTAAGATAATTTCATTTTCTTTTGAAGAATTTTCTATAAGAATTTTCATTAATTCAACAGGTTTTTCTGTGTCGTGTAAATTTTCACCTTTAAGATTTTTGGTTTTTTTATTTGGTATAGAAAGAATATCACTTGTTCCACAGTTATTTATTTTCTTTCCTTTGCCTTTTCTAAAAAATAAAATATATTCAAATTGCGACATATAATAATGCCCCATTATTTTATTACCTTTATTCCAAATGAGTGATTTTATAAAATGAAATTTTGAATTTAAAAATGTATTAATCATATGTGCTAAATTTTTATGATTTGTCATAACATAGAGATGCGTTTCATCTTTTAATATTCTATAAAATTCAGGAGCATATTTTATACAATCAATATCATTATAGATAAACACTTTTCCTTTACTAAATATATCTTTCTTCAACATTCCACCAGAATTTCCTGTATTTCCTCTTGAGGTTACTCTGTACGGTGGGTCAGTAGCTATTAAATCTATACTATTATCAGGAATTTTCTTCATTAATTCTAAACAATCACCTTGCAAAAGCTTTGTTATGCACATATGTATTACTCCTCATTTTTTATAACTTCATATTCTTCTAATATCGGTTCTTTTTCGTCTGTAATTATCCAATCGTCACCAACTTTTTTTCTTTTAAAATCCCAAATAAATCCATAGATTTTCAATATTGAAAACTCTCCGAAAGGCTTAGATTTATAAATATTACTACGCTTAATTCTTGTTTTAAGTTCGTCACCTGATGAAATATTTCTTACTATTAAATAAGGCTGAGTAGAATTTTTATAAGTTTTAAAATCAATAACTATATAATAATCATCTGAAACTTTAGGGTTAATGTACTCTATATATTGCAGATATTCTTTTTCAAATTTCATTTGTTCAACAACATTCATAGACTTATTCTCTATCTTGTTACAAAGTTCAGATAATAAACCTATATTATCTATTTCTCTATATTGAGATTGAGTTTCTTTATTAGAATATTTTTTCACAAGATATTCAGATAAACCATATGTAAAATAATTATCTATATTTTTTTTAGAAATAACACTACAATTTCTAAATGAAGGTAAAATTGTTTTTCCTTTTTCTTTAATTCCATTATAAAGGTTATAAATATTTAAAAGATATTTATTATTTCCGAAATCAGTGAAGAAGTTTAATCCTATTAGAATTTCTAACTGTCTTGAATTTATACTGGTTTTTGCTGTTATATCATCTAATAGTTCAATAAATGTTTTATAATCTTTCTGTTTTGATAATTCTAATAATTCTTCTGCAATTTTAGAATTACAATATTTAATAGATTCTATTCCTTTGTAGATTGAATTTGTTTCTTTATCCATTGTATATTCAGAAGATGATTTACCAAATTTGATTGGCAATAGTTTTATATTAAAATAAGATAGTTCGTTGACTAATTTATGCGTTCTATCTGTATCATCAGCATAGTTTGATAAAGCCACTGTATAATATTCTAATGGATAATTTGCTTTCAAGTATGCACCATATAAACTATCAACAGCCGTTGCGACAGCATGGGCTGAACAGTTGCTTGTTACGATTCCACTATCTACTACAAATGTATGATTCGGAGCAGCCATTGTTACAGAATATACATTTTTTTCCCCAATATATTCAATAGAAACAATTTTTTCTATATCAACCATCAAACCTCTTTCATATTGCTTGTTTACATATAGACAATCTCCTAACTTTAATCCTTTTAATTCAAAAGTACCATTTGGTGTAGGGAACTTATGATTATCTGTGCAGTCAATAGTAGCTCCACTTTCTGTGATTACACGATAAACCTTACGTATACCAGTAAAATGAATATCTTCAATATCATTTTCGTGTAACATACCATCATCACATAAAGACAATCCTTTGCCATAGCCATAACTTCTATACTTCTTATATAGACTTAAATGACCGTTTTTTAGAGCATATTGGCGATTATTCTTGATATTGTACATTTCTTCTATAGTTGGAACATAATCGTTACCATTTCTATTTTTAAGAAGTTTTGTATTACCAGATACACAAAACCCATACGCCATACAACTTTGAATCATACTCCATGTTTCATCAAAATTATCAATAGAACCAGTATTTTCAACCCACTTAATTTTAATTCGATTTTCTAACGCTCTAAAATCTTCAGGATGAATTTTTTTCTTAGATATTTTTTTAATCAAACCAATAGATTCTGCTGGTGTTACACCAAGCCATTCAAAATATTGCATTAAATTTTCTTGAAATATAATATATGATTTTGTAGAAGTTAATATTTTATCTAAGTAAGAAGAACCTGTACTAAATTTATCTCTTTTAATAAATCCATCTCTCCAAGGCTCAAAAAATGGTCTTAAACAAGCAACAAACATTGCCATATCTGAAATTGTTTTTGGTTTAAATTTTTTTAACAATGAGGTTGCCCAATCACCATCTACTTGATTCAAAGTGCAAGTTAGTCCTTTTTCAAAAATATCCCAAATATTATCATTTAATGATTCAAATAATTCTTTAACTGTTATAATTGGTTTTCCAATTAATTTGAATGTTTCATCTATAAGCTTATATACTGTCACAAGAAGAAAATCATCTTTGAGCATTTTATATTCGTCTGCTTCGCCAGAAGTAATCATAGCACAAATATTATCCCCAATTCTTACCACACCATATTCTTCTTGTAAATTTTTATTATCTAAGAGATAAGCACATGGGTGAATAGAGGCTGACACAACGGTATCTACATATTTATTAGCTTCGTCAATAAATGGTTTCCATTTATTATCATCAATATGAATTTCTATTTCTTTTGCAATTTCATTATATTCATCGTACTCAAGTCCATGAGTTCTGCATACATTACGAAAAGCTTCACCTATTTGCATAGTTCCATAAGCAATCATAGGATAGCATCCATATTCACCAAGCAACTCTTTGGCAGCCTTAACAAATGGTTCTTGTGATACTACATTATAATCAATATCAGGAAGTGCATGATTTTCAAGAAGTCTTGCTGTACTCATAAATCGTTCTGGATATAATTTAATATCAAGTTTAAATCTATCTAATTGAGTCATACCAAGTATCTTATTTATATAAAATCCTCCACAAGAATTATGAACTACAATACTATTGATTGTATAACTATGATTGTTTTCGACAGTTAAATCATAAACCATTGTCCTCATTTTTTTATGAGATATAATTTTAGTTATTGGAAGATACCAAAAATTATCATCTTGTTTAAGTTCAAAATCATTGTACTTATTTAAATCAACAACAATTTTATTAAATTCATCTTTATGTTTAATTTTGGGCAAACACACTAAATCACCAATTTGCAACTCCTCAGCTTTTATGTAACCAATATTATCACCTCTATTAACCAATATTTTATGGTCTAATGTGCATATACTTTTATATTTTTTACACAAGCTTTCTTGTCTATAATATTCAAATTCAATCATTGGTTCTTCAATATCGTAAGAAAATGTATTTAATACTCTATGCCATTTCCCGTCTGATGACAGCACTTCATCACCGATATTCACAGTGTCTAATGTTTTCATTGATTGTTTTGTATATACTAAAGCATCTTTTGTAAAGCAACCACGCCCTGTTTTTGTCAAAACGCCATTATATTTATTAACTGCTAAATCAACTAACTTTTCATTAAGCAAGAAATAATCTGCTGTGTTTATTTCTTTTGTATCTTCGATTACTTTCATTTCATCTACGATACCACGCTTATACATATTTAATTCATCACCAGCAATGTTTTCTTGTTTGACAATAACTTTAAATTTTTTAGCAATATGTTTTTTTAGTTCATTTATTTTTTCATCTGGTGTAAAATTAGGATATATGCTTGGCATTTTTATATTTTTATCAATATCAATATCTTCACAATTCCTGAAAATAAGTGTATTTGCCATTGCTTCGATTATTTGTTCATCAGTTAAAACACCTTGATTTTTAAACCTATTAAACATAGTATCATAATCAGGAAAATCTAATAAATAATTATCTTCATTACCATAATCAATTCCCTTACCTTTTAAAAAATTCAATCTATCTTTCGCTTGTTCTGGATATATATAATGACTATCATTGGCTGCAATAAGTTTAAGATTAAATTTTTTTGATAATAATAAGCATTTTTTATTTGTAGTTATCTGAGTTTCTTCACAATGATTTTGTACTTCAAGAAATAAATTTTTTCCAAAATGTTGCATTAATGGTATAAAAATATTTTTAATTGAATCTTCATCTTTTAAAATACCCGCAACACAAGCTGTGGTAATATATACTTCATTTGGATTTAACTTTAATAAATCCTCTATAAAGAATCTTGGCTTATAATAAAACCCTTCTATATTTGCTTTGCTAACCATCAAGTTGACTTTTTTTCTTGCTACATTATCAACAGGAATAATTACTATATGATAATTTCTTTTATCTTTTTCTAATGGATTTTTTACCATATATCCTTCTATCCCATATAAACAACGAATATTATTTTGTCTACACAAGGTTAAAGATTCAAAAACATCTCCACCAGACCCATGATTTGTCGTATAATAGCAACCATAACCTAATTCTTTTATTCTGTTAATATAATCTATTGTTTTAATATGGGTGTCTGGGGTAAATATGTTCGATATAGAATCGTGTTTATGATAATTTTCATATTCCTTAATCATTTTCTACTTTACTCCCAACAATTTTGTAATTATCACATTACCAATTATTTGTTTTTATTATTCCTTTCTCTATTCCTCATCACAAAACATTATCTAACCAACTTAAATCGTACCATTCTGACATACTTTCATTAGATACATCTTTTTCAGCATCACTACCAATCCCATCAAATAAATTTTCTTTACCATTTTCTTTGTCTTTTAACTTTTGAAGATATTCACCGTAAGGTTTATGAATAGCACCACTATATCCACATAAAGTAGAAAAATAATAACTTTCTTTCTTTGTATCTTCTTCATTATCCCAAAATATCTTCTCATTTTGATTTTGTTGATAATCTTTTTCTCTTGCTTCAATGTCTTTAATTGTAGCAATAATATCATTGCTCCATTTATCTATAAGTTTTTGTGTTAATGGGACATAAACATAACAATCTGAAAAAGCATATTTGTTTTGAATCTCTTGCGGTAAACAAGTAATATCATTTGTTTCTATTAACATATTTAAATAACTTTCTATTTCTTTTTCGGAATATTCGTTCTTTTTAAGCCACATCTTGGCATTACTTTTTAAAGAATCGCCAATTTTATATCGTTCAATATCTCTTGCTTTTTTAGCACCATTAGATTGTTCATACTCAACAGTACAATATTTAAGAAAATTAAAACCAATTTTTATTTTTTCAAAAGGTATACCAGCTTGAATCAACGCCATAGCATAGATTACTAACTGTCCTGCCTTTTCTTCTATTGTCTTTCCAGAAAACTTTGTTGAAGTTTTAAAATCTATGATATTGACATTGCCATTTTCGTCTTTAAAACAACAATCTAAATATCCCTGAAACAAGTTTTCACCTATTTTGACTGAAGCAAACTTTTCAATATTAGTTTTATATTCTATTGGCTTATGATGTTTAAAAAAATGTTTAAGATTATATTTATACTTTTCAGAAATACTTTTATTTTTCTTTTCATCATTTCTGTCAAATTTCAGATTAAGGACATCAATATTCATAGTCCAACCATCTTCAAAATCAGTTATCATATCGTCATATTTAATCTGATTTGTATAATACTTTTCAAGTGCGGAATGACAAATACTGCCAAGTGGTGCATAGACACAATCTGTCCTATCTTCTGGAATATGCTTTATGTATTTTAAAAAATATTCATATTTAGATGTTAAAAATGTATTCACCTTACTCCAAGACCATAGTCGAGTTACATTTTCTTTTTTCATCAAAACTGTTAATTGTTCTTTTGATAATCTTGACATAAGCCACCTTCTTTTGCTTTTTCTATTCTATCTTTAGCAATATTAAAATAGTTTTTATCTAATTCCATACCAATGAAATTTCTATTAGTATTTACACAAGCCACACCTGTTGTACCAGAACCCATGAAAGGGTCTAAGATTAACTGATTTTCTTTTGAACTATTTCTAATAATTTTTTCTGTAATATCAAGAGGTTTTATTGTTGGATGTCCGTAAAGTTTTTTATCTTTATGATTTATTGGTGCGATATAATATGTTTTAGCATCATTATAAGAATTTGGAAAACATTTCCCTTTGCCGTTCCTAAAATATAATAAATATTCAGTATCACTTAAATACTTATTTGAATATGTAGGTAATGCATTTGTTTTATGCCAACAAATAATATCAAATTTGCATTTATGTTTTCCGACATAAAATGCAAAATAATCATATATCTGCATTTTATTACACCACAAATAAATATTTATTTCTTTCATAACTCTAATAAATTCTTCACCAAAAGCTTTAATATCATATCCTTTTGTAATATTTGCCCTAACTAAATCCTGCAACGATTTATTTAATTTCTTTACATTATTTATTGTACCACCACCATTTGTAGCACTAATATTATACGGTGGGTCAGTTACTATTAAATCTATACTTTCATTTGGAATTTTCTTCATCAATTCCAAACAATCACCTTGCAAAAGTTTTGTTACCATTCAACATTCTTCCCCTTTTAAGACTTAATTATTTTTATTATTTTCTATTTGCCTTTCTACTAATATCTTTTCATTTTTATTAAGCCACTTTTGCCAAGAACCACAGTCACCACAATAAAGTCCAGTATGACTTCCATTGCTTTTTATGAACAAATCTATACTTCCGCATTTATTACACGCAAAAATCTTCATTCTTTTAATCCTTTCAAATATTCTTTATGTTCTTTATCATCAAATTTAATTTTATATTTTATTAAAAACTGATATATTTTATTTAAAGCATCAGCAGGACTGTCTTTTTCGCTAAGTAAATTCCATTTATCCCATATATAATAAACATTTCTAACACCATAAAATTTATTACATATATTTCTTACTTCTTCAATAGGTATATCTTTATCAAGTGCAACTATAATATCTACATTTAATCCTATCAATATCCTAATTTGTTCATCTGATATTGTGTGTCCTGAAAGTGCAACACAAGTAGAATCGTTTAAACTATCTCGCTTAATAACACTTTTTTCAGACTCAAAAATTACTACATATCCAGCTTTCTGAATTGATTCATAATTTTCATATAACCCAAATAAATTTAAACTTTTAGGATATGAAGGAGTTATAAGAAACTTTTTTATACCTAATTCCGAATAACATGGTATAACTGTTCTCATATTAGTTCCTAATAATTTGCCGGTCATCCAATGTCTCAAAGGAACTATAATTCTTTTCCGTTTATAAGAATAAGACAATCCAAACTTATCAGCACTCCAAGGCATCACACCTTCTTTAAACCAATTAATATGAAGTAATGGAACAAAATCATCTAATAAATCTTCATCTAAATAATTGATTTCATTAACATCGAAACCTTTTCCTCTTACACTATCTTTAATTCTCTTAAAAAGTTCGCAAGGGTTTTTAACTTTTATTTCGCTTTTTTTAGAATATCCATTATATTCTAATTCTAATATTTTATGTAAAAACTTTAATGCTTCTAAAAAAGAATAATTCTTGTTATACTCTATTAAAGTTATAATATCTGAAGCTTTGTCAAAATTTTTACTGCGTGTCCAATTAACAACTTTAATATAATCATCATTGAATACATTTATAGCTGTTGGATTATCACCATTATAATTAGAACAAGTGTAATAATTTTTTAAGGGGTGATATTTAATATTATGACAACCAATTTCTTGTAAAACAAATTCAATCTTATTATTTTCAACTATATATTTTTTTAAAGATATGGTATCTATTTCTATCACCCCTACTGCTTATGTAAATATCGAATTATATTTTTCTAAGTTACAACTATGTATAAATAATTTTTCTGTAATCATAAAATAATTTTGCTTATCCTTAGCTAAAGTTCTTCTCAAAGGTTTTTCCCAAACACTAATAAAATCATTAGGTGCGTTTTGTTCTGATATAAACATTAAATGTTTTACACTTACTTTTCGTGCATATTCCCAAAATTCATCAGTATTAAAGTCCTCGTTACAATATTTAGTTGTGTTATTATATGGTGGGTCTGCATAAATTACACAATGCTCAGATAACGCTACATTTTTGTAATCCTTATTTAAAAATATAGCATCTTTCAAACCAACCATATCCTTCATTACCGACCTTTTGCTTTCAGATGCGTAATTTCTCTTTCCTTCTTTGTCTTTTGCATAACCACCGAACCATTTTCCACCAAAACTACAACCAAAACCAACAAACCCAGTAAGTACCTTATCTAAATCTTTATTTTTTTTAATATACATATATTGTTCTTTAGAAATTTCATCAGGAAGTTCATATCCATTCTGTAAACCTTTAAACATTTCTATAAGATATGTATGTTTATCATTACATATAATCTTATCAAAGTTATCGACCTTGCTTTCAATAGCACAACTTCCACAAAATAAACTAATAAAGTCCAACGATTTATTGTTATTATATTTTTCTTTTTCTCCTACTTTTGTAAGAATATCAGCTATTGATTTAGCAATTCTACTTTTACCACCTTGATAGTGCAACCTTCACCCTCCCATACTATTAAAAATCAGGTAAAACTTGAGTTATACCAATTTCATTAATAATGTTTCTTGATAAATCATGTTCCAAGACAATCTGATAAGTGTTCGCTGCACCCTCTCTATTCTTCACTAAAAACAATATTTGATAACGCTTATTTTTATCAAGTGTTACTTCTATTTTAGTTCGTTTATTTTTACCGTCTAAACGATATACTTTTAATTCTTTACTTTCGCCTGCATATTCATCATCGTACACATCTCGAATCATAATACAAGTAGAAACTGGGTCTACAATATTTTTCGCCATACCTATATTATCTTGTGTGTAATATCTTTGATGAACACTACCTTTATTAAGCTGAAATGTAATCAATATATGAACATTCAAACTTTCAGATTTAACTGTATCAAAAATATCTACCATAGATTGTTGCATTGCAAGCCAACTATTTTCATTTACTCTACCACTATCCATTTTAAAAGTATCAAGTAAAAAATATTTAACTCCCATATTTGCAAACTTTTTAATTACTTTAATAGCCTTTTGTGTTTGATAGCTATTAAAAGGAATAATTGTTACTGTATGATTTTTAGTATTTTCTTTTAACCATTCAGCAGATTTTAACAAAGCGTTTCTAACTTCTTCTGTATAATTACCATTACGAACTACATATTTCTGAATATCGAAACTAAAAATGTTATTACATATCCATACTAATAGTTCTCTTTGCCATTTTTCATAAGAATCTTCATTAACCATAATGACTATTTTTTCATTGTTTTTTATAATCTCTGGAATGGTAACTGTACGACAGAAAGTTGATTTACCTACATTTGAAAGTCCACCAACCAAAGTAATATTACCTAATACTTGTCCGCCTGTTTCTTGCGTTAGAGTGGGTATATTATAATAGGGCATACCTATGAACATACCTTTATCCATTTTTTCGATAAGTTCATCAATCTTATAACAAATGTCATAAGACTTAATCTCAGAATCTACATTAACAAATACATCATTAAGTAAAGCTTCAAATTCTGAGTATATTTCTTCTGCCGTACAATCTACATAATGACTAAGATTATCTTTAACAGGAAATCCTTTCTTACATAATTCAATTACCACATTCCATTTTCTTAATTCGTCAACATATCCATTAAAATTTGAAGTTTGGACATAACCACAAGCACTTTCTATTGTGCCATAACCGCCATATTCGTCAAATTTCTCTTTTAATTTATTATGTTTTTCAAGATATAATCCAACCGTTATATCGTCAAGAACATCTTTGAACTCTCGTACAACAATATCATATGCAATTTGATAATATACACGCCATATGTTATGTGAAAATTCATTTATTTTTAAATTTACATTATGTATTAGATTAGGATTCTTATAGATACAAGAAACTATATTAGCCTCACAGTTTACTTTATACTCCTTTACCTTGTTATAAGTTTCAATTTGTTCTTGTATAAATGGTGTTGTTTTACAATTTCCTGCAACCAATTAAACACCTCTTACCAAATATCATCAAAAATTTTATTATGATACTCCTTTGTCTTTTTTGTATATTGAGATTGAAATTTGTCTATATCCAAGCTCCTATATAATGCTTCATCTACAATTCTTTCTTTCTCTTTTAATTTTCTGTTATGATTTTTTATCTTTTTATCTATTTCGACAATACGAGGTTTGACAATTTTCACTATATAATTAAACTTGTGCATATCATCATTAAAAGTTTTACTACTTATGGAATACTTTATTGTGCTTAAACAAGATTTAAATGCCATATAAATCACATTATATGAATAAATAATCTTGCTATTTGAATGATATATATATTCATTGGTAGATAGACTTTTAAGTTTTAAAATTATATTAGGGGGTAATTCCTCGTTTTGATATGCAAAAATATCGGATTTTACAAAATTATAAAGTTTATTCCATTCTTGATTTTCCTTTTCTATAATTTATCACCCCTTACTTTATCTACAATACTAATCTTAACGACTAATATTGTAGATAAGAGGACATTTTGCTCAATTATTCTTCAATCATTGCAGCAATAGTTTTCATAGCTTCTAAATCTGTAATTTGCATAGGATTCTTATATCCATATTCATTACACTTTTCAAGAATTGGTTTTACTACTGCCATATTGGTTTTATTTTCTGTAATGTACTCAACAATCTTAGATTTAAGTTCGTCAAGTTGTTTTTCAATTTTAGCATTAGCTTCTGCCTCTGCAATACGCTTTAAATTTTCAGCTTCTTCTTTATCATTCTCTTTTTTTCGCTCTTCTACAGTAACACCATTTTTATTAATTTCTGTTTTAATTGCATTAGTAATTGCTTCAATAAACTCATCAACATCTAAATTAATAGTTTCTTTGATATTTGAAAATCTTGAGCCTGAATCCACTACAAAAGAATCATCTCTAAACTTAATCTTTCTGGTTTCATCTTTGATAGTAGTCTTAATCTTTTCTTCTTTGGTAACAATATTCTTTTTGCCAGTTTTTTTCTTTTGCATTTCTCTATCGAAATAAGCTAAGCAAAGGAAATGAATATTCTTTTTTAGAGCATTAAAGTAATTTTGCTGTTGGTCGGAAGTAAGCACCTGATATGTTTCATCATTATAAATATCATTAATTTCTTTAGTTTTAACATGACCAATCCACCATACTTTAACACCAACACTTTCAAGCCTATCAACTTGTTCAAACATTAAATCTGTAACCTTTTTACCAGAATCAAAGCCCCAAGCTTGATTAAGTGTTTCTGCTCTTTTGTTTGGATTTTTTCTATTCCAAAGTTCAATAGCTCTTGAAATAGCCAGTGAAATATATTGGTCATATGTATCAATAAAAACGACTCTAAGATTTGGATAATCTTCAGTTTTATTTTCTACAATATCATCAACAAACTCTACCCAATTATCCCAAGTTGGAATGTTTTCTGCAACGATTCCCTCGATTGCGTCAGCACCATGTTCTCTGAAAAGTTCTGCGAAAATATATCCATCTTCGCCGACCAGCTTTTCAGCAACTTCATAAAGAAGTGTAGTCTTGCCTATTTTAGGCTCTCCCAACATCATAAGAGAATAATTAAAAGGGTCTACTTTTACATGATTTTTCTTTCCAAATTTTCTTGCCATATTATATTTACCTCTTTCTATACTTTGCCACTTTGACTTGTTGTTATTAAGCTTTATCTACTATATGTAGTACAATATAACAATTATAAACACCATATATAGGTAAAATTCACTTATAAAATTAGAATTTTAAATTATTAGAATTTTTACTTAAATTTCATCAAGCCAAGACATATCATCTTCGGAACTTTCTGTCTTATTGTCGGATTTAGAACTATCTATGATATTATCAAGATTAGTCTTATCTGCTACTTCATTTGCACTGTCTGCTATCTTAGGAATGTCAATATACAAATCTTCGTCAGTATATCTTTCTTCAAATCTCTGTACAATATTGGTTGTTGTACCATCATCATTATATCTTTTACGGATATAAGGCTTGATAAGAATCATTCTTTTTTCATTCTTGCCATTTGTAGCACAAAGTTTCAAAGCTTCTTCTTCCGTATAACAACCAATATCTATAAGTTCCTTAATGTCATCTGGAATATCATCAACGGTCGGCATTACAGTAGCTCCGCCTTCGATAAATATTCCTTCAAAAGTAATCTGTGTATAACCTTTCTTTACTTTAAACAAAACATTAAAAGTTTTTCTTGTTAAAGCCTCATTGGAAAAGTCCATTTTAAATTCAAATGTTTTTGTATATGGATAATTTCCTCTATACTCTACTCCATTTATCTCTTTTACATAATCGAGAACTTTAGCATCTACATACATAATGCCTTTATCCTTATCAATATTTTTCAAACTTGCTGATTCCTTATCTATAAGAACAGACTGCCTAAAAGTTGCCTTAAAATCATTTTCACTTTCAACACCACTCAAAACAATGCTCTTGATATTTTTCTTAACTTGCACATTGCCTTGATACTCACTATATTGAAGGTCACCAGTAACTCTTACTATCATTCCATTAACAATATGTTCTTTTATGTAAGCAATAACATCATATGTACTAAGAAAATTCTTATAAAATGTTTTACCTTTATTTTCTCCCTCAGCTACCTTTTCCAAACCCACGCAGTAAAATTGGTCGTTTCCGACAGTAGCAAGAATATCTTCGTTAAATCTATCCTCCCATGCAATTACTATACTCTTTGTATAATCCGTTCTATCTGGATTTTCTTCATCTTTACCTTTTGTACGAATAACATTATCTGTCCTCTGTTTGTCGTAACCACCCATCATTGATGTGTAAATTACACCATACTTTTCACCACAATCAATACCAAGATTCAAAAAGTTGTAAACCCAATTAGATTTCTTAGATTGAACATCAATCTCAAATGAATTATCTCTAACAATAGCCTTGCCAACCAAAGTAAATGTTGATACCCAATCTTTTTTCTTGATGTTATTTTTTGTATTTGTTGCCATTTAAACAACCACCTTTCTGAAATTTTGCACGAAAAAATCGTACACTATATATATCTGTTTTTTGAGATATGAATTATAAGTTTGAAATGAAATTTTTTAAATATTTTTTTATTCCATTAAATAAAACTCAGAAACATAATTTATTAAATCTTTCATTGTAAATAAAACTTTATTACAACATTCTTTCAGCCAAGGATGTACATCAGTGTAATATTTATTTTCACATAAGCCTATTATTGGTATATTGTTTTCTTTAGCACACATTAACTCCATAGCCGTACCTATACTATCAGGTTTATTAAAATTCACAATGACTAAATTTGAATTTTTTAATCTCCACAAATCATATTCCATAACTTCTTTTTCGGAGTCATGTTGAGGATGAGAAAAATTATAATAATCAACAGGATTTATTACAGTTAAACTTTTTGCTGAGGTTTTAAGTAGTTCTTGTTTGATTTTTATTCGCCAATCTGTCATCGCTTTAAAAGTCAACCCAGTCATAGCACCAGCAAGATATATTGTAAAATTATTCATAATTACCTCTTAACTAATTTTTTAATTTTATTTATATATTGCTCCCTCAAAAGCAAATCATCTATTAAATAATCTACATTTTTGCCAACAATATCAGTTTGAATTTTTCCTATATCTTTAAATCCTTCGTCAAGAAATCTTTGATATTCACGCATCCAACCACCTTTTCTTGTACTGACTATTTCTATATAATTTTCTTTATTCTTTAAAACTATAAAAGTTTTCATTATTGATTCCTTTCATTTGTATTTTTATCTTCAAAAACATTTCCAACGACCTCAATTTCAATATTTGATTTATTATCACTCGCTTTTATGGGATAACAAGTTTTGTCTTTGTGGTCGATAACCATATAAGAAGCAATTTGAGGAACATAACTTACTATACCCTGAATGGTTTTAGAATTAAGTTTGTATTTTACCTTATCACCTTCAAAAATTAAACAATCATTAATATCAAGAACTTCAATAAAATTTTGCGAAATATACCTATCTTTAGATAATACTCTTAAATAGGACTTAAAAAATCCACATTTATATCTAAATATTACATCGTCATATCCCAAAAACATATCATTGTATATAAACTGTTTTTTCTTTTTGTCATATACTCTAAACATTATTTTTCCTTTCAAATTTTTTATCAGTAAGACTTACACATTTTATAAGCTCATTTATAAACATATCAATTTTAGATATAGTAACAGAATCATCATTAGGCAATGAAATTCTTATTGTTTTAAGGGTCTGCTCATCTGTAAGTCCTATTGCTTTTAATGTGGTCGAAGGCTTATTACTATGCGAATTGCAAGCTGAACCTGTTGAAATATAAATATTTGCCATATCTAACATATAAACCAAACTTTCACCAGTTACATTATGATTAAATGTAATATTTATAATATTAGATACTGATTGTTCAGGTGTGTTTATCGTACAATCAAAATTCTTTTTTAATTGTCGTATCAAATATTTCTTTACATTACCAACACTCTCATTTTGTTGTATTACAGTTTTTCTTGTTAATTTAGCAGCTTCACCTAAACCAATTATATAAGGCACATTTTCAGTACCACCACGCATACCATTTTCTTGACTTCCATATATTAGAGGTGCAATCTCTATACCATTTTTTATGTAAAGAAAACCTATTCCTTTTGGTGTACCTATTTTGTGACCGCTGAAACTCATCATATCTACATTTAACTCTTTAACATCTATTGGAATATGTCCATATGCTTGTACAGCATCACAATGAAAAATTGCATTGTATTTATGTGCCGTTTTAGCCAATTCTTTGATATTTTGAATTGTTCCCAATTCTGAATTTACATATTGAACACTTATCAAGCTTGGATAAGGTACTTCATTGATATTATAATAATTAACTTCTTCAATTTCATTTATTAGTGTTTCACTGTCAACAAACCCTTGTTTATCAACAGGAATCTTAAAACCAAAGAAATGTTTAAACTTATCTTGCTTTTCTATATTTAACATTGTTGATGTAATCGACTTATGTTCTGTTTTTGAATAAAAACAATAAACTGTTTCTTCTGTCTGTATCTGTTTATCAAAGAAACCTCTTATAGCCCAAGTATTCGACTCACTCCCACTGCTTGTAAAATAAATTTCATTAGGTTCTGCGTTAATAGATTGAGCAACATATTCTCTTGCTTTTTCTATTTTCTCTTTTACACATTTGGCAGAAGAATAAAGAGAAGATGGGTTATAATAATCTTGAAAACTTCTGATTATTGCATTTAACACTGGTAGATTAGGTTTTGTTGTTGCAGCATTATCTAAATATAACATTCAATATCACCTTTATTCATTTGCTTTAAAATTGTATATTGGTTTAATTATTTTAATAATATCTATTGTGTCTTTTATATTTTCGAGTATTTCATCCATAGATTTATAGACCATAGGGCTTTCATCTAAAGTAGACATACTAACCGACGTAGTATAAATTCCTTCCATAGATTGTTGAAAATCATCCAACGACACGGTTTCTTTTGCCTTAGAACGACTCATAATTCTTCCAGCTCCATGTGGTGCAGATTGGTTCCAATCATCATTGCCTTTTCCAATTCCAATAATGCAGCCATCTCTCATATTGATAGGTATTAACAACTTTTCATTTTCTTTTGCAGAAATTGCACCCTTACGAACCATATTGGAGCCAAACTCGATATAATTATGAATAGTTTCAAAGCTCCGAATATCATTCCAATTCATTGCTGAGAGAATCGCCTTTGCTATTTCTCCTCTATTTCTCACTGCAAACCGCTGGCAAATCTCCATATCATGCAAATATTGTTCCCTATACTTCTCCGTCAAGTAGCACAATTCTTTCGGAATATCAAGTGGATTAGGCTGAAACTTTCTACGAAGTTCCTTAATAGCTTTTTCAATTTCTCTTTTTCTGCCCTGAGTTTTATAATCTGCAATGAGTTTTTCTTGCATTTCCAGCAGTGTATCTTTTCCCCGCATGATTTCTATCGCAAGTTTCTGATAATACTCGGTGACCTGCTTGCCTAAGTTTCTACTTCCGCTGTGAATAATGAGATATTTATTGCCATCTTCATCGATATCAACCTCTATAAAATGATTTCCTCCACCCAAAGTGCCAATACTTCTTTCAAGCCTCTTAGTATCTTTTAGCTCACGATAGCAATATAAATCCTGTAGTTCATCAAATCTTACGACTCTGTTGTTATGAACATTTCTACCGCTTGGAATCTTTTCTCTGATTGCTTTGTCTAATTCATTAAAATTTATATCAATTTTTCCAAGCTCAACTGTGAGCATACCACATCCTATATCAACACCAACAATGTTTGGGATAACTTTATCTCCTAAATCCGCAGTAAACCCAATTACGCATCCTGCCCCAGCATGGACATCTGGCATAATTCTAACTTTACAGTTTGAAAAGGCTGGCTGTTTCACTAATGTGTATATTTGATTCAAAGCTGTTGATTCAATATTATTTGTAAATATTTTCAAATCATATGCCATTTTATTAACCTCTTTTAGTATGGAATTTCTAAATCTAATTTTAAACCACTTGTTAAAGTTTGAATCATCTGAAGAACATCGTTATTGTCAAATACAGTAAATAAGTCTGTTTCACGATATTCTCCTATGTTCCAATCAAAATCAAAAACTTCTCCTTGATGTGGAATAATTTCTCTCGCCCCAAAATCACCATCAGTTACCATTACATCACTTGTTAATATATCTGGCTCATATTCAGCAAAAACGATTCCACCTTCTGGATATTCGTACATTAACTTTTCAAACTCTTTTTTATTTAAAATTTTCATATCAATACCTCTTTATTTTTTCACATTATTCTCTATAATTATTATATATTTCAAGCACCCAATAATAGCCATATTTTTCTATTTCAAAAGCTTCTGCTCGTCTAAACACAAACCCTTCAAACATATTATTCTCAACCTTTTCAATGTCTTCAAAAAAATCAGCTAATTCTTGAATAACAACAATCATAATATAATAACAATTGTGCTTTTCATCATATTTAAAATAAGCTGATATATTTTTCTTCTCAGGTTCTTCTGGATAAGGAACTTCAGGATTGCTTATTGATTTAATTAAAATTTTCATATTGATACTCCTTTAATTTTTTATTATTCTTTATAATTACAAACTAAACCAAGTTTCCAAATAGCTTTTGCCGTTTCTTTTACTATTAAGCCATTCTATATTTTCATCTATCGCTTCATCACGAAACATAAATCTTTTCCCATTTAATGCAACATAAAATATCATATCGTCATATTGTTCTTCTATAACAATAATTTTAGCAAGCTTTTCTATTGGTAGACTCTCTATGTATTCTCTATTTGTCATTTTGTCCTCCAATTATTTATATATCTTTAGCTCTTTTATTCCATTTTGAAACCACTGTGTCATATCCATTAATAATAAATTTTGGTTGACCCATTACTAATTGAAATTGTGATTCACAACTAAATCCTATATTACATTTTTCACATTTCAATGTATAAAGAACTTTAAAAATACCCTCGGAAGAATGGTTAGGTTTCGATTGAGTTATATTTGGCATATTACCACAGAACGGGCAAGATTTTAAATTATCATTCATTATTTTATTCCCCTTTAACAAAGTGCTAAATATTTAATTTCCTTTACTTTTTCTTGTAATTCTGGTAAAGCTGAAAGTTCATCTATTAAATCATCTGCTAAATCACGAATATTGTCTAATGCAGATTCTAACTCGTACATATCGTCATCTTGCTCAAGTTCCAATTCATTCTGCAATTCACGCAATTCACTTTTTGAATCTTCAATAATAGATTTTATTTCATCTGAAATATCTTTACCAAGTCTATCTTCAATAAGATTTATTAAATCATCTTCATCTCTGACAAATTCTTGTGTTCCGTCTTTAAGTCTTGCTAACAATCTTACCACTTACTTTCATTTGTTTTATATACTACGCTACATACAATATTTAAAACATTCATCTCATGTTAAGTTGCAATGATTTTAGTAGAGATTCTATCTACTTATTGAACCTTAATAATCCAATCCCCTGACACGGATTCTGTGTTTTTATATCTGTTATTCCAAGTGTTCACAGACTCATCTAATGTATCATATATCGTGCAACCACATGGTTCACCACTATGATTAGCAATAGGACAGTTTGGATTGTCCTCTATATTGTGTTCTAACATAAATCCAATTCCACTATAAGGATTATCTATATAGTCTTCTGAATGAATATTGCCTTCATCATCACAAACAATAATTTTAGGAAAACCACCACAAAAAGGACAAGGTTTCAATTTTAAGTCAAGCATTATTTTTACTCCTTTCTACTTTCCGTTCTTCAAGTCTTTTCTTATACTCTGTTTCTTTTTTTATTAGTTCACAATATTCAATATCACCAATAACCTCTTTAAAACAATTTTCGCAGAAATCCAAATTAATTTCCCTGTAGAAACTTATTAGCATTTTTACTTTTCTGCGATTTTCTACCTTTAATTCTATGCCACACTTATTGCAATAAAATTTAATCATCTGTTCTTACGCCTTCAAAATAAAACTTAATGGGTTCTTGTGTTTCTTTGATTAACCCGTATTTCTTTGCCAAACGAAAAATAAAAACCTTTTCTAACCTTGATAGTATTTTACCTAACTGTTCTCTAAAATCTTCAACCGACATTGTAGATTTATAAAAATTACACATTCTGCAAGCAGGATTATAATTTTCAATATCGTTTGCACCGTCATACCAATACACGCTCTGTATATGGTCAACTTGCATTTCCTTTAACGCAAGTTCACAACCACAATAAGCACAATGACCGTTGTATTTTTCGTAAACTTTTAGTCTTGTAGATTTTGATATATGCTTTCTTGTTGCCAATCTATATTACACCTCTCCAAATCCATTTTAGCCCCACAATAAGGACAATAGTTAAAAATACATTTACAAGCATAAGAATAATCCTTATCTTCAAAATATGCTTTCACAATAGCATTCCCGTTCATAAAATTACATTTAGAACAAATAAACAAATCTATTAGCGTGTCAAGCCTTGATATGTCGTTTCTTATTCTACATCGCATCTTGATTCTCCTTTTGAATTGCTTTTACACAGTCACTACAGTAACAGCCATCGTAACCTTCAATTTTAAATAAAAATGAATACCAGATACGGTTCCAACCTTTTAGTTCATAGCATCGTTTGCACGTGCCTAATCCTTCACCAACACAGCGAGTTACTTTAAGTAACCTCTTATTATTTGTTTTATCCATTAAATTTTTCTCCTTATATTTATTTTCTAAAACCATTTTTTATTTTGTTGAATATTTCTGCTTTTCTAAATATTCAACAGGTACTTCTTTTGTCAACCAAACTCCGTTTTTCGACAAATAAAAATCATATCCATCTTCTTTCATTTTTTCGCTTAATATTTTATATACAACAGACTTTCCGTGTCTTTTACCGACTATAACAGCCGTATCTATATCCTTTGATAAATGAACATACAGTCTGCTTTTTGAAATAAGTCCAATTTTATCAATAGAACCTGTATATTTTTCGCCTGTTCCATGCCAAAGAAATTCGGGAGGAACAGCCTTTTCCAGTTCAACATCGACCGGAATTGAATGTCCCTGATTTGCTCTAATTAAGGTCTTATCTTCATTGAACGAATAACGCTGTTTATTGTCAGTACGAACGATTTCTTCAAGCATATCCATATCAAACTTTTGTGTTTTGCTGATTCCTAATATCAGCTTATCTACATTTGCCCAACCATGTTCGTCCAGCTTAATTCCAATAGTTTCGGGTTTATGTCGTAGAATAAGACTTATAAATTTACTTGTACTTTTCAAATCCAAATATAACACCTCTTTAAATTTTTCCTTTCGGTTTTATTACCGTTTTATATACAATTTCAATTATATAAATTTCATTTTTATAATTATCATACTGAATAATCAAATTACCATTTTTAAGAATATGAATGTTCCAATGTTTCTGCTCTCTTGCAAACTTTTTCAATTTTTCAACTTCTGTTTTAGTTGAAATTGGTGATTCATATTTTTCAGGTGGATAAATATATCCTTGTGGATAGTAAGTAACCAATTTGCAAATTGGTTACTCTTTGTTTACGCTTCATTTTCCACATCTCCTACAATTTCAAACCCATAGTTGATATTATCTTCCATAAATTCACGAGCAAATTCATTTAAATCATCTTCTGAAGTACCATTTGGAACATCTATATAATCAATATGTTCACAATCCACAAACCCTGTATCAACCCATAATTTCACTTTCATTTGCATACCTCTTTAAAATATAAGTTTTATTTATCCCAATTCTTTTCAATGAAATTGTTAACATAACTTTCGTCATAACAATCAATATCAATTTTATGTTTTAATAAATTCCACGCTTCAGCTTTGTTTTTAGCACAACCAATAGCCCAATCTGAATCGCCACATTGTGGACAAAATAAATCCTCATGAGATAATTCTTGTTTAATTGCATATAATTCTCCACTTATATGGTTTTCATATATGTACATTATCGACCTCCACAGCCTCATTTTTGTCATTAAAGAATGTTTCATAATCAAACCATTTGTCTTTAATAACATTTCCAATTATTTTTACACTTTCACCCCAACCCTTTGTAGCTACTCTTGCATAACAATTAGGCAAATCTTCAAACTTTGACACTCCAATCACGTCCATAATTCTCATTATAGACTCTACACCAGCAGCCGAACCTTTAAAGGATTTTGCTCCTAAACATCCTTTACCTAAGCAATAACCACCATATGCTACTGAAAAACCTTTACCATCAAGATATAGCATAGAAGTAAAGCAACCATGCTCTTCCATTGATAAAGATACATTTTTAATTTTTACATTTTCAATCTTATACCCTTTTTGTAAAAGTTCTTCTTCAGTATATATGTGCATTGAATTTTCTCCTCTCATTCTTTAAACGATTACACAAATCAATTATTTGAGTTTTATCCAATGGTGAATCTTCATCAAAGTTAACCCATTCTTTTATATTTAAAAGAATATCATTTACAAGTTCATTTGTGAGATTGTTTATATTACACGGAATTGTTTTCAAAATATACTCATCATTCTTTTCTGTTATAATATGTATTTCATAAAAATCAAAAACTATAATATATTCCCAACCTTCTGCGTCAAACTTCACAGTAGTTGGATTTCTATCCTTATATAAGTTTATAAATGCTCTAAGTAATTCTACAGGAACATTATCTATGTAACTACACCTATCACACCAATCACCTATTGTGATTTTACTCCAACCGTCTTTAGGTTTCTTTAACATATTTAACCTTCCTTTGAAATTATTCTTCTATATCAATACCAGTTATCTCGAAGAATTTGTCTTTATCAAAATTAGGAAGTGTCATAACAACTTCTTTCTCGGTAACGGGCAATTCATCCCACCAAATTCAACAAGCTTCTTTAAAACTATATTTTTTAAGATAACCACCAACAAAAGCCTTGTTTTTATCTGTTCTTTTTTCTTCTTTGGAATATTTAATCCATTTAGTTAATCTTACTGGATACAGTTTAAAAACCCTATACCATTCTGTTCTTTTAAATTCATTCATAGTCATGTCTGTTTGTATATCAAATATACGAATTTTAGATTCTTTAGTGCAAAATATATCTACGCCTAAGACTTCTAACTCACAAAAACAATTATGAGAAGTGGGTCTTACGGCATAATAATTATGAACACTTTTTAAGTTCTTATCAAAACCTTTTATCTTCATTTCAATCTTCCTTGTTTTTTATATCTGTATTACTTATCATCTGTCTTTTTTAGACTTTAATAATCGAAGTGATTCAACAGCTGATTTTTCATCGAAAAATATAACCTTACCTACAGCACTCCAACGATAAGCTTCCTCGCCGAACGGAAGATATATCGAAATAGATTTCTCTAAATTAAAATATGTTATAACACCCTTTTCGATTTCATACTCTATATTCCAATTACCTATTACCCAAACTGTATCACCTGTGCGAATTTTTTCGTAATTTGAACTTTGATTTAAAACCTCAATATACCGCTTGCCCAATTCAAGCAATATTTCTTTTTTAATATTGCCGAATTCTGATTCTGGTGGCGAGAACGATTCGTCAAGCATATTATAAGCCTCTAAAAGTTCTGTGTTACTCGAATCGGAATAACCAGTTGCTATAACCCTAAGAACATTGTTTAAAAATAAAGAAACATCTCTTTCCATTATGCATTACACTCCTTGAAAATATTTACACTATATATATCTGTTTTTTGACACCTAAATTATTACCTTAAAACAAATTTTATTAAACATCTGTTTTTAAATCAGGCGTAATATATGTAATATACTTAATAAGATTACTCATACCATCAAGTACACCTTTAGCATAACTTTCAGATTTAACACACTTAGGCTTTTCAGGTATCATATTCGCTGACATTTTACTTTGAAGCTGTGTGAGATGTTTAATTAAATTTGCCTTATTAAGATATTCATTGCTTTCAATTTTATTAATCATATTATTTCTCCTTTATTTAAATAAATCTGATAATACTCTTGGCGTATATTTTCTATTATCCATATTTTTTATCATATCTTGAATTTCAGACAAAGATTGAGTATCTATATTACACTTAACAAGATGTTTTATTATAGATAATTCGTCTTTAATCACCCTTCTTCGTTTTAATCTGTATTGAAGCATTTTATACATAAGCCAACCTTGATAAGCATTGAGATTATTCAATTCTATATAATGATAAATATCACTTATTTCCTTATCTACTTCACTTTGTAAATCGAGCAACTCTTGTTTACGCTTTCTTAAATCTTTAAGGGTATCTGAAAACAAATTAACATCTTTCTTGATTTTATCTAACTCATTTTCTCTTATAGGTGTAGAAATCTCCTGCTTAATCTTATCTATATTTAAATTCTTACAAGTTGAATTATTATTATCGGATATATACTTATCTTTATTAGCCTTGCCAGATACAATATAATCAACAGTATCTTTTAATTCATCATTGTTCATCTCAACTTCTATTATGTAAAAATTATCTCTTAGGTTTTTGCTTAAAGAATTTCTTAAAACATTTTCAATCCTGTTATATTCAATCCATTTACAACCCCATCTTTTATTACCAATGCTAACAAATTTGCCATTAAATTTATCTTTGGAAATATAGTAGCCTTTTCCATTTGTAAGCATATATCCAATCATTTTAAAACACTCCTTTTATTTATTTATTTATTATTATTTTATACTATATAGTGTTGTTAAAAAAACAACTTGATTATATAGTATAAAATTAAAGAAATTTATTATTTCTTTTATTAAAGAAATAAGTAATAAAAATATTATAAAAAACTATTAAATATAACACCTATTGCTTTGATATGTGTTTTATTTAATTACTCTTCTAAAAGTTCTGGATTGTCATAGATGTTGCCTGCAACTGTCATATATCTTTCGGCAAATTCGTCTAATTATTATCTTCTATGCTTTTACCTCTGAATAATATTTCTCTCATTTCATACATCCTCCAATTCAATCCGTATTTTTGCAAGCTCACAAGCTAATCTGTATGCTTTAGCGTGTTTATTATCTTTGTGTGTTTCACTGACAGCTTCTAAAAATCTATCGATTGTACCACTAAAGCACCCACACTTTACACAGATATTGCCGTCCTTAGTTTTGAAAAATGTTGTAGTATCGTTTCTGCTACCAATAGGTGATATGCATAAAACATCGCTGATTTTATTTATTTTAGCGTTATCACGGACACAAGCGTTATCACAGACACGAGCGTTATCACGGACACAAGCGTTACCACAGACACAAGCGTTATCACAGACACGAGCGTTATCATAGACACGAGCGTTATCACGGACACAAGCGTTACCACAGACACAAGCGTTATCACAGACACGAGCGTTATCATAGACATAGGCGTTGCCATAGACATAAGCGTTGTCAAATACATAAGCGTCGCCATAGACACAAGCGTTATCACGGACACAAGCGTTACCACAGACACTAGCGTTGTCAAATACATAAGCACTGCCGAAAACACGAGCGTCGCCATAGACACGAGCGTTATCATAGACATAGGCGTTGCCATAGACATAAGCGTTGTCAAAGACCCAACAATTATTTCTATGAGATAAATTTTTTTCTCCTTCGATATATCCACCCAAGTTTCCAGCTTCCACATCTCCAAAGTCTTTTAAAGCCTTTATTCTGTAAAGTATGTGCCCGCTCACCTCAATTTTGTCATCTTGCAGCATTTCATATTTATTCATTTTTAATCCTCCAATTTTTTATTGTAAATTCCAATAAGTTTATAAGTTCTTCTACTTCAAAATTATTAAGTTTCTTAATTTTGATAATCAAGCTAAATAAATCTTCGCTAATTTTTCTGATTTTGTAGTATTCCTCAAAATTATTCATATTTACTAAGCCTCATTTATTGAACAAAAATTGAAGAATTCAAGATACAAAACGGACGAACCCCACTGCAACAGTCACAGCCAAACCAATTCAGAATGCCATCGGAATTGACACAGCAAACGTCACGAGCGTAATCTTCATCGTCATAAGTAACTCTGGTAGCAGTCCACCACCAATCTCCATATACCTTTAGGAACTCTCTGTAACGGCGATAATTCTCGGTAGCGATAATAGAAATATTATCACTACAAGTTTTACCCTTTCCAGTGCCATCATCTGCAACCAACTTAACGGTATGCTTTACAATATTTTCAACACCAACAGCGGCAACCAATTCATTGTAAAATTCACCATTACAATACTTGCGAATATCACTGGTAAGATAACTTCCAGATTTGCCAAATTCCATTTTTTTGGTGAAATCCTTGGTGATAACTGCGGTAGTGTCTTTTGAATGGTCGAGAACAATATATTCACGATTACCAATTCTCACAATCGAACCAAGTTCTGCTTCACCAAGGCAAAAACGTTTATCCTCTGTTAGAGTTATTATGTAACTGTCATCATCACTTTTATCACAAGCGACCTTTACATTAGGAATATTATTAACAACATTGATTTTCATATTAAAACCTCTTTCTAATTTAATGATTATTTAAGCTTTCTTACTCAAAATATCTATAATCTTTATTTTGTTTTACTTCTTTGCGAATTTCTTTTAAAATACGAGAAGCATTTTTATTTCTAACTCTTTTAGAACTACCACACCTAACAAGATGTTTAACACGATTCTGAGGATATAATTCAATAAACAAACTCATAATATTAGTTGTATTTTTAGATAAACACTGTATAACAAAATCATAATAATCTTTCATTATCTACACTCTTTCTCTTTAATAAGAATAAATGGTATAATTTGTTTCTTTTCTTGTGGATAAAATACTTTTTCCCAAGCACTACCGTCACGACAAGGCAATTTAAATAATTCATATAATGACAATTTGTTATATTTCTTTATAATACTTTTTATAAACCATTTATCATCTTCATCAATTTCATTAATATCAAAACATTTTAATATAGGATTACTACCATATATACAAAACTGATAATAAATATTAGGTATTACTACTCCCTGCCACCAAGCCCAGAAGTTATCGGGAAATAAATATTCACCAAACTCTTTATAATATTCAATCCATAAATAATAAAGATATATTTGTAATTCTAAATTACTGATGGGCTTATTTTCGTTATATGAATAAGTAATCACAAATTTTGCAATTTGTTCTACTATGTACTTTCCTTTCATACACTTACTCCGTCAAAAAATCTCTCAAACTGTTATAAATATCATTTTCACTTTCAATCCACAATTCTTTCCAAGTTATAGCATAGAGCGAACCGATAAGACTTCGGGCATTAACCCTGCATTGCGTACAACCATCATTGCCTACTAATTCAATCTTTCCTTTGAGATTTGTTATTACATTTAAAAACTTAAAAACATCACTTTCAGTATCTAATCTAATTTTAAATCTTGACATATTACCCCTCCTTTTGCTTTTCATCTTTCAGTCTCAATATGTATTGCCCATAAGAGAGATGTGATTTCCCATTCTTGTATCTTTCTTCGTTTATATTTTTTAATTCTTCTAAAATTTCATCTATTGACTTAACATTTTCTTTATATTTAACTACTGTTCCCTTATTCTTTTGCCTATTTCTGAATTGAGCTTGTTGTTCAAGATATGCAGCTCTTTTGCAATCATATGAACAATATTTTTGCATATGTGTATCTGCTACAAAAGACAAATCACACCATTTACACCTCTTTTCATATTTATTTTGTTGCATTACAAACACTCCCTTCCTTACATACTTTAATAACATCTCTATGCTTTGCATAATAATATACATTTTTCATACCGTCTAAAGTAAATATATCTACTACTGTGACTATGCCTTTACTTTTCTTGCTCTGCACCACAACTGTATCATTTACTTTAACATCAATAGAGTCTTTAACTTTCCAAATATAAAGTTTATCGCAACTTTTAAACTTTCCATATATGTATTTATGCTGTGAATACAAACTATCTTCAAAGATAAAAGGTATGGTTTTATATCCTAATTCTTTCGCAACTAAATACCTAATATAACCATCGACCAGTAAACTACCTTTGCCATTTTCTCTAATAACAATAGGTTTATCTATATGACCGTTCTTCTGACAATAATTTCTTATTTTTTCTATTTTATTCTTTTTTGGTTTAGAATCTGTAAAGGCTTTTGGTATTTTGATTGTGTCTATATTTATAAAGTCCATTTTAAAATCTCCTTTTCTACAATTAAACTGTTTTTATCTAAAAAGAAAGCGTTGGCTATCAACAACATTTGATAAGAAATTTGAAAAAGTATATGTTTGTGAAACGCTACGCTTTTTAGATTTCACTTTTCTAACTTTTACTTTTGTTTTCTGAAGTTTATCAACATTAAGTTGATTAAATAATTCTTCATAGTCTGGTTCAGTATCCTCTTTTTCAAATACACTACCAATAATCTCAATATTAGAATACATATCGCAATTCATTAAGAATTTTTGCACATCACCCTCTTTAACATTTGGCAATTTAATTGAATTACCTTCTTTTGTAAAAAGTGTTACATTATATAGCATTTAAATTCCTCCTGATTTAAACATTATTAAAGTTTATCCACATTTTTTTAAGTCTTTTTTTTCTTTGGCATACATATGATTGTGTGCAACCAATTTTATGTGCTATATTGTTCTGATTTTTATTCGCTAATAATCCATCAATGATAGTTTTATCCTTTGATGCAAGAGTTTTAAGATATTCTTCAAATGTGATTTTATTGATAATATCATCTTCAAAAGATATTCTATTCATTACAGCTTGAGAGAAAAATTTATCCTGAATTTCAGCTAAAGATAGACTTTCATTGTTATTTGTTAAAGGTTCGTCTAAAGGAAGTACCTTATATTTCTTTCCACGTTTTTGAGTATTACGCTTCCTATTATCCATTATTATTGCTGTTTTCATTTTCATACACGCAAAGGGTATAAAAGCCCCTTTATCTTCATCATATTGCATAGCTGATTCGCAAAGAGCAATAGCTAATAAATCATAATGTTCAGATAAAGTTATAGTTTTATAATCATTAATAAATTTATTTATTAAATAATGATATTTTTCTACCATTTTTTTCTGATATTCATTTAAAGATGGCATTTACACTACTCCTTTATACAACCGCACACACTTTGTATATAACATTTTGTATTTCAAAACTTATTTCAAACTCATTATCAGCAAATTGTTTGAATCCATATTCTTTTATTTCGGACAAAGGTATAGAAACAATCCTTGTTTTATGACGATTTCCATTAGAAATAATTAAATTGTCTTGTTTATATTCACTTATTAAATTCTTACCAAGAGTTCTGGTTAAAAGCATAAAAGGATTTTCTAAGTAAATTTCAATAATAGCCTTCTTTAAAATTGTGTTTTTAAATACTTTTTCAAAAGCTGGAATAGTCTTTTTGCAACTTGATTCTTGATTATTACCTTTAAAAAGTGTCATCATACATCACCTCCATTCAAAATTCTTATAATATCCTCTCTGCCTAATCTTTTTATTGGTTTAATTTTGTTTGTTACACATTTACTGGTACTTGTTTTGATAATTTTATCTCCAACTTCACAAATATATATAGCTATATCTTTATCTAAAGCACCAAAGTAATAGTTGAAAATTTCAAATAAATTGGTACAATAATGATAACCCCTTTCGCAAGGCATAATTTCATCTATTTCTTCCGACCATTCATTTTCCTTAAATAAATAATCTCTGCAAACCAAACCTCGTTCTGTTATATTAAATGCTTTATATATCGCAGGTTTTGATTTGAGTTGCGTATTGCCAAAACAATCAAATCCTATGCGCTCTAAATTTTTTGAAACTTTTATAGTAGATAATTTTGTACAATCCTTGAAAGCCCTTCCGTATAAATCAACAACACTATCAGGAATTTTTATACTATGTATTTTACTACCTGCAAAACCCCAAGCATTTATACCTGTAACTGGCTTTTCATCTATTTCGTTCGGAATAATAATTTCACTATATGGGCTAAACCAATTTTCGATTAGTACCTCACCCTCAACAACCTCATATTCAAAACCATTAAAAACTTTCATTTTTAAAATCTCCTTTTTATTTAAATATTCTTATTGCTTATTTACTTATATGATGATATAATGTAAAATGGTATATTTTATACTTATTTATAAAATTTTATAAAACATTATAAACAATCTACAATTACATCAATTATCCAACTTAATATGATTTCTATTTATATTTCATCTACCCAAGAGTAATCATCTGCATCACTCTGAGCTACGCTAACACTTACCAATTTTGTATTTTTCTTTTCTCCGATTACACCAGCCTTTCTTAATCTCTCAAATAACCATTTTTGTCCTTTGCCCGTAACCCTTGTTGCAAAGCCACCTTTGCCCCAATGATTAAGAACTGGAATATATTCAAAATATTTCTTATACATTTGATAAGGTTCATTAGTTCTCATCAAAATCTTCTGCTGTCTTAACCAAAGAAGAATTGCATTTCTTCCAATCGTTTTACCAGTTTCCTTACTTACCATTTTCGCAAATTGGCTCATTGAAATAGTTCCTTTGCTTGCTGTGATACCTTCTGCAAAGTCAACTTTTGGTTGATTTTCTTGAATAATATTTTCCTTTTTAGTATTCTCGGCTTCAAGCGTTTTATTTTCGGCTTTAAGAAGTAAATTCTTATTTTTTAATTCTTCCAATTTCTTGTTTGTCATCAATAATGCTCTTGCTATAACCACATCGGGTGTGTTCCACTGTTCCTCAATGCTTATAAAGTACTGTCTGAACATCTTACCTTTTTCAGAGCGTTGAAGCATACATATTTCTTTCGCCATAGGGATTGTGAGTTGGTGGTCGGTCATACTTTGACCTGTTGCAGAGGTGGGACATTTTTGGGTCACCTTTACATAATCCTTGTTTTCTTCAAAACCGTATTCACACATTCTTGAAAACCATTTCTTATACTCTGTGCTTATTTCCAAAGCCTTGTGTAAATCTCTGCCGAGTACTGTCGGCTGTTCGCTGTCATAGTTAATTTTGATAATTTCGTTCATATTTGAACTCCTTTCATTTTCCTGTGATAAATTCAAAACGCTCAATTCTTTATTTTCATAATTTTCATAAAGTTCTGGAATTACATTTTGAATTATCCAATCTCTTGCGTTCTTACCTCTTTGTGACTTCACATTATAAATAAGACTATAAACACCGTTCTTATTTATAACTGTCATTTTTTGAGAACCACCAGTAGTATCAACTAAACAATACATTCTGTCTTTTTTGTCAACATGAGCTATAATAGTATTTCTTGTGTTTACATACCCTAAAAAAATCCCTAAGTCTTTACCTATAAGAAAGAACTCATTATTGATATTTACAACTCTCAGTTTGCCGAAATCTTTATTCACAAATGTTTTAACAACTTCGCACATTTTATCATGCCTTTCTATTTATACTAAAAATAAATGTTCTTGTTATATAAAACGCTTGTCATCTAAAAAGATTTCAAATTTCTTTCGATTTATTAAACACTTGTTGCCATTAAATAGCACAAAAGGGCAATCTTTCTCTTGTGTAAGATTTCTTATTTTGGTTATGCCTATATTAAATAGCAACGAAGCTTCGTTTATGGTTAAGTATATTTTTTTATCAATAGGCATTTCTTTTATTCCTGTACCTTTTACTTTATTACCTGATATACTCAAACAGTCCTTGATTTCACAACAATTATCCATATAAATACCTTACCTTTCTAAGTCCTATAATTTTAAGTAGAATTGTCATAAAGAACTTAAAACTTTACACCTACAGCCTAACTCTTCCATTGCAAATTCCAAAATAATCTTGGCTTCTTCATACGACATTTGGCAATCAGCAAAATCATTTAAAATTTTGTTTACCAAATGTCGTATTTTTTCTTCTTTAATAACTTTACCATTTGTCAAACGGATATTAGTAATCATTTTTCTTATTCTCTTTCTTTAATTACCCAATAATTATTTAACTACCTAATTAAAGAAAATAAAGCCTTGACTTATGTAAACTATTAAATTATAATATAAATAGCAAGTTATCATTATATAATTTGTAAATTATACATAAGGTGGTAGTTAATTATGAAATTAAATCCTGATTGCGTTCGTGACATTCTTTTATCTGTTGAATCAATATGTACCTGTAATCGTATTATGAATTACAACAGTGACTCTGAAGACAATCCTAAATTATTACGCAAATACCCTTGTGATGAAATTGTTTATCATATTCAACAATGTGATAAACATGGATTTTTAGTTGATGTAAATATTCGTATTGAAGACGAGGTTTACTATATCAACATAAAGGATTTATCTCCACGAGGTCATGCTTTTATTGCTAACATAAGGGAAGATGATATTTGGAATGAAACAAAATCAATAGCCGAAAAGGTAGGTAGCCTGTCTTTACCTATATTAGCTCAGATTGCTGAAAATGTTATAGCAGAACGAATTGAATCACAAACCAATCTTAATTATCAGTAAAAATCTTATTCATTTTCGTTTTCATTTTTATTTTCTTTACTATTCTTTTCTTCAATGTACTTTGCATAAGCAGAATGACCTGCTTCTCCTCGCATTTTTACATAGTCGTGAAATTCTTTCTCTAAATCTGCCATTATTAAAATCCATTCTATTGCTTTATAGGCATGGTCTGCTCCCTCAACTTTATAAGGAAGTTGCGTTGCGTGCTGATATGAATATGCCAAACCAAACACAATTTCTTTTAAATCTTTATAACTACCGTATTTATTCATATTACTATCTCCTTCTTTATTCTTTAAATCGTCATTAAACTGTCTTTTCTTTTTTCTTTGTTGCACAACCAGCAAGAAAAGCTGTAATTGCAACATATGCCATTTCTTTCTCTTCTTCTGAGCATTTTGAAATTAACTCTTCGTAGAGATTTCTTACATCTGTTTTAAAATTGTCTTGTGATTTCATATTCAAACCTCCTTTTGATTTATGAATTCATTATAACACAAAAAATTGATTTGTCAAGGCATTTAATTCAAAAAATATATTTTTTTGAATTGACAAATCAATTTTTATGTTATATAATATATATAAATTAAATTTAGGAGGTGAAAAAATGGATATATATGAAAGATTCAAATATTTAAGAAAAGACAAACTAAAACTTTCACAAACTGAATTCGGACAACGCGTAGGAGTAACTCGTGGTGTTATAAATAACATTGAAAGAAAATTAGTTGAACCTAAAGAATTATTTATTAAACAGGTATGTAAAGAATATCATGTTTCTTACCTTTGGCTCACACAAGAACAAGGTGAAATATTTGACAACGATAAAACTACAATTATTACTGAATTAACACAAGAATATAATCTCGATGAATTAGATATTAAAATCATTAATAGTTATCTACAACTTGAACCTGATGAAAGAGCAGTATTTAAAAAATATTTAAAAAACATATTACAAAACAAATAAATAAAAATCCTACTGGTATACATTTAAATCACCAGTAGGATTTTTATTTTATGAAATATAATCTGATTAAGTATCTCTAACAAAAATTCGATTAACTATGTTATAAATTTTTTCTAATACCTCCTCATCGTCTATCTTATCAAGTAATATCATTATCCACTCTTTATATTTCATTTTCACCCCTCCTTTCTTTTAATTATAGAACATTTGTTCGTACTTTACAAGCTAATTTATTTCACAAAAAATAGAAATATTTTTATTAAACCCTTGACTTTAGTAAATTATCAAATTATAATATAAATAACAAGTTATTGTTGAATAATTTGTAAATTATACATAAGGTGGTATCAGGTATGGAAAATATGAAGAAAACGAAAAAATTTTTATTAGATGAAAAAAGTACAAACGAAGAAACCTTAGACAAAGAATTTTTAGAAGAAGAAAGCTTAGACGAAGAAGAATCAGAAGAAGAAACTTTAGAAGAAAGAACAAATACAGTTAAGACATGGATTGTACTTATTATACTTTCTATTGTAGGCATTTGTTTTATGATTAATTTTTTTAATACTTGCTGTACAGGTGAAAAAACTTATCATGAAAAAGAATGTGATTGGTGCGGTAGATTTGAAGAATGTAAAATGTACACAGTAAGTTATGTAAATGGGTATAATAATAATGGTACTTTTAAAGTCGATTACGATTTTATGTGGTTTAGCGATGATTGCATTTATAAAGCTAAAAACAGTGGCAAATGGCTCAAAATAGATTAAATATACATATAACTATTCTCACCTTTCAGAACGGCTTACAAGCCGTTCTTTTTGATTATAAGCACATTTTAATCACCCTTTTTTCGTTTTGCATTGGGATTTGTTTCTAATAATTTATAACATTTTAGTAGCTTTAAATGTAGAAAACAGCATAATTACATTTTGTTTTGACATAATTTCAAATAAACTCCAAATTAACAATAAATTCCCATTTATAATATTTGATAAATCTTCAGATAATATAAATATGAATATTGCATTTTGTGATGATGAAAAAGCTACTCTTGAAAATTTAATAAAATTAACAAAAGATATTATTGCTAAGTATGATAATTACAATTTTGAATTCAATTTTTTTGCTTATACCAGCCCTTTAGAACTTTTAAAAGCACATTCAAATAGTCCTTTTGATGTTGTTTTTCTTGACATTGATATGCCAGAAATTAATGGATTGAATGTTGGTGACAAGTTATATACTAAAAATGAAAGCATTATTATTTTTTATGTGACAAGCTATACAGAATTTATTGGTGAATCTATCAAGCATAGAGTATATCGTTTTATAAAAAAAGGAGATGAAAAAGCATTAACCGAAGGTATACAAGCTATGCTTGAAGATTTTGCTACACTTCATCAAAGATATGTTTATAAATACAAAGGACAATATTACAGTATAGTTTTAAATCGAATTTTTTATTGTGAAAGTAAAGGTCATAATATTAAAATTGTTACTGACAACGATATTTTTACTCAAAGAATTTTAATTAAAAATTTGATAAAAGAACTACCTCCTGTATTTTGTCGTTGTCACTCTGGATACATTGTTAATCTTAGAAAAATAAGAGATATAGAAAGAAACAAAATAACACTTATCAATGGTGTTGAAATTCCTATGAGTGCCAAATATTCAACTGAAGTGATTATTAAATTTACAACTTATTTTTAATACACTTAAACGAAAACCGCCCTCAAAGTAATAACTCTGAGAGCGGTTAATTTTTATTGAATTAAACATTAAAAATAAATCATTGTTTAACTCCAAGATAGTCCATAAGGGCATTTTGTAAAATTTTAGAACAATTTACATCATCTTTATCAGCCATATCTGCAAGCCAAGCTGGAAGTGAAAGTGTTTTTTAACAAAACGATTATTTAGTTTATCACGAAATGATGGCATAAACATTTCTATGACTGTTGGAACCTGATTTTTCTAATACAACATCCTGAATTGCAGTTGGAGTGGGGATTTCTTCTCCACCTTTTAACTCCAATTCAAACCTCAATCCAAACTCATCAATTTTTTCCCATATATATAAGTAAATGAATATGTTCTCTCCACAAATTTATCCACGCTTTTAATACCTCATTTTCGTGGATAGACTATATTCCTTAAATATATAAAATAAGATTATATAAATATTATAACGGTCTGAAATGAAAAAATTGAGGTTAGAGGGTGAAAAAAATCTGAAAATTGATAAGAAATTTACCAATAAAAATAAACTTTATATTATTTGTTTATTTCAAGTAGATTGGATATTATATTGTAGAATAGTCCTATTTGGCTTTAAATCGCCCTGTAACACACTTTATTTCATTCTTAGTATATTTTTTCCATACCTTCTATTTAAAACGCTTATAGAGCCTTAAAACTAAGCATAATGATATATATTTTTTAAAAACAAAAATAAGCTGACAGAACGAATTGTTCCATCAGCTTACGAGAGCGGTTTATTTATCATCATTGTCAATTAAATTATATCTATTGGGTGTTGGCTGTAAATCTTCCATTTTACTAATATCTCTCCTGTAATTTATGCGTGGAGGAATATATTTTAAAATCTTTTCTTTTCCAAACCTTTGATAATAACCTCTTACCTGCCAGCAAGGTTTTATTTTTCGATAGGTTCTTATATTTTTAATATTATTTTTATGTGTTTCATCAGATAAAATGTATCGTGATATTTTAGATTTTAAAGTTATTTTCTGTCTATACCCTCCATTTCCATTTTTCTTTTTACTTTTTTTAGGTTCTTTTACCTTGATTAATTTATATTCAACATCTGGATTATAGTGCTGCATATAATAAGATATTGCATTTACAAGGTCAAGTGCAAAAGTACCTATCTGTCGTGCATAATCTGACATATTATAAATGCCATATTTTGCAGCTATTTGATTATTAAAATCTATTGAATTATTATCATCTTTATTTAACTTAACTTTTATACCATAAAATTCACCATCTTCACTTGGTGTATTTCTATACACACATTCTATTGTCCATACTTTCTCAATTTTATCTTTCTCAGTTTCAGCTTCAAATATAGTTATTTTCCATTCGGTAGCACTAAGATATTTTACATAATAATATCGTACTATATCCTCAGGCAAACCATTTTCTTTTAATGCTTTATCTACGGCTTTTTCTTGTTCTTCAATAGAAAGATTGTAATAATAAACATTATCTTCAAATTTTCTTTTTAGAATTTTTCTATTTGCACCTTTTTCTGTTAATATGATTGTATAATCACTAAATAAAGGTGGAACATATTCTCTCCTGATGTGTTTCTCAAGAGAATCCCATATTTTTTCCATAAATTTGTTATCGACTTCTATAATAGTTTTAGTTAAAATTTGTTGAAAAGAAATATCAGACATATATTTTCCACCTACTTTATATAAGTATTAGTTTATTCAAATTCGGTTTCAGGTGCAAGTGAAAGAATTTTTTGTCTTGATTGCTCATCAAGATTTTTACAACCTTTAAAAGCGTATTTACTTATATAATTTACGCTTTCAGGAATAGAAATACTTCTTAAATTAAAGCAATATATAAAAGCACTATCTTCTATTCTTTCTATTCCATTTTCGATTTTTACTGTACCTATATTTCTTTGAGAAAAGGACATAAATATAATCTTTTTTATTTTAATAAAACCTATTTCATTTGGGATTATAATATCTACTGGTTCAATTTCTCTTTCCTCTGCTTCTTGCTGAAATATTTCATCATAATTGTCAATACTTGCTTCTTTAGAATTATTTCTATTTAACATAAGAGAAAAATTTCCATATTTAGCGAATCTATATCCGTCTTTAGATGTGCTTATTTTAGTTTTTCCACTTTCCTTTTTTCTCTTTTTAGTTATTTCTCTATCCAATAAGTTTCTTTTATTTTCCTTATCGTTATACCATTCTTTTAATGTTTCAACAGGTATCTCATAATGATTTGCAAATTCCTCTATTGTCATTCCTGAATTATCTATCACTTCTTTTACAGTCCACATAATTATACTTCCTTTCAAATATTAATTATTTTTATTCTTATTTTTCCATTGGCGATAATATAAAGCTTTTTCAGATATTTCATCATCTGGTAGTCCATATGCACCCTTTGCATATGGTGTATGAGCATTTAATACCTTCATACTTATATTTAATTGTTTACAAATTTCTTGATTAGTAAAACCTTGACATTTTAAATCAAATATATTATCAGCAAGTTCATCTTCTATGTCAATACCAGCAGATAATAAGGTTTTAACAACTTTAGAGTAAGATATTCCTAAAATTTTTCCAACCGCAGACTTAGAAGAAGCCGATTTATATTCATTGATTATATCTTTAGAACTTATTTTAAAATCTGCCTTCATATTATCACCACTAAATTATTAATAAAATTTTTTAAATTTTATATTTATCAAATACTTCTTTTCCAAGAATTTTTTCAAATTCTTTTTTCTTCTTTTCTTTTTCTTTACTTGCAAAATATTCTGCAATAAATTCACTCTTCTTTTTTAATAAACCTTTTTTACTAAAAATTAAATCAAATACACCCCAAACACCAAGTAGAATTACAATTATATTACATATTAACCCCCAAATACTTGTATATTCTTCAAAACATTTAGATATATTAACAACCATATTGCATAGTGATATTAATATAATAATAAAAATTACTAATGTAAAAATAGTAAATATAATTTTCATTACATATCTTTTAATTTTATTTGCACTTTTAGATATTTCTGATATAGCATTGTCTATAGCTTTTTTATTTTTATCTTGTTCTTCTTGATATTTTTGAAGCATCTGCTCAGATTTTCCATATTCATTACCTAAATACATTTTTTTGATATAATTCTGTAATTCAGGCACATGACTTTCCTTTATATTTTTAGGATTACCATTTGTCATATTCATCAACTGCCGCCTACAATAAATATCAGTACGAATTGCAACTGCTTCTTCATCAGATATGCCGCCATTTTTTCTATATTTTTCTACTATATCAAAAAAATTTTCCATAAATGTGTTGGATGGTTCAAGACTTATTAACGCATTTTCGATTAACTTAGATTTTGGATAGTCCTTATTTGTTGAATAATTTTTTATCCAAATAATTGATGACAAATCAATATCAGAAATTACACATGATATTTCATTTTTATTTCTCTGGCTAAAGAAACTATTTACATTTGCTTCTAATTTAGTATTAGGTGTAACAAAAATATATCCACATTTTTCAATTTCATTAGATTTATTTCCAGCTCTTAAAGCATAAATACTTGAAACACTATTAACATCTAAATCAAGTGCTTGTTGATTCTTATACAAAATATTATTTCCTATGAAGTCTCGTAATTCTGCACAGTTAATATCACATTTTTTGTAATCATCTTCATTAAAATTTGGATTAATAATTTCAATCCCTATTGAAGAAATTCTTCTTTCTAATATTGCCAAAAAATTATCAACATCATTAGGTGTAAATCTTTGTTCATCCCACGCTTCAAGTGTATTAAATGATGTTGGTTTTTGATATGGATTTTCCAAATTGTGTTTATATGCTCTTAATATATTTTTTATTTCTAACATTGTATGTTGAAAGCAGCACACCTTTGCACCTTTATTCTTTAACATTTCTATCATTTCAAGTGCATTCTCTTTTTCAGCTTTCAATTTAAATCCAAGAGCCTGAATGATAATTGTTGTGTCTAAAAAGAAAGAAGTATCTTTGAATTTAGATTTAACCATATTTCCAGTTTTTGACTCCGTAGATATAGCCGCTGACACAAAAAAACCTTTAACCATATCATTTATATAATCAAAAATAATGCTTTGTCTATTATTTTCATCTATTATAAAGTTTGCAATATAATAATCTAATTTTCCATTCTTCTGAGTTACCATTTCTAAAATTTTAGGATTTTTGACAACAATAAATCCTTTTGTTACAAAAAAATCTATTAAAGCTTTTATAGATTCATCTGTATTATAAGATGATTGAAAATGTTCATTTAAATATTGAGACAAAGATTTTCCAACTTTTTCTCTATGTTCTTTATATATTTGTTTTTGTTGATAAATCTTTTCTGCCTCAAAACTTAAAGATTTAATCAATATATAATTATTATGTTTTTTTATTAATATTTTAGGTGAAAGCCTATTCAATAAGCATCTAATAACATTTGTTGGTATATTTTCATATCCAAATTCTTTTCTAAAATAATTTTTAATTTTTGAAATATCCAACTGTTCATTTACTTTAGTAGTTCTATCTATTGAATATTTAAGAAAAGGTATCAATAAATCGAATAAATCTTTTTGTTGACTATTCCAAATTTCATTCAACATAGCTGTTCCAATTAAAACATTTTCATTCATATAATCCAAACTCACCTCTGTTTGAATTATATCACAATTAAAATTATTATTCAATAAAATATCACCTCATTAGACAAAAAATTATATATATTCCATACCAAGTTCGATACTGTTATACATTTCTTTTATTTCACTATCAAGCAATCCTATATATTTTAGCGTGGTTTCAACGCTGGAATGATTAAAGCATTTTTGAAGAATCGTCAATGCTTTAGATTTATCCATTGCTTTATGCCAACACCAAAAACCCCAAGTCTTTCTTAAAGAATGAGTACCTATATTTTCTTTTATTCCAGCTTCTTTGGCGGTTTTTTTTAACATTTCATACAAAGCGTGATATGAGATATGTTCGTTTGAATTATCTGTTGCAAAGAAAATATAATCTTCCAAATTGGTTATAGGAAAATTTTCCACATATTCGTTTATTGCCCTTCGTACAGTTTCATTGAAGTGTAAACGAACAAATTTATTTTGTTTCTTTTGTTTTTCAGGTTTTAAGTCATAATATTCTTTAAATTTTTCCACAGTACCATCAGAATTAAGACTTTCAATAAAAAAATTCCACTTTAGCTTAATCAAATCACCAGCACGAATACCAATGTTTATTCCAACAAGAAAAACTAATTTATTTCTTCTTGCTCTTTTTTCCATTGTATTAGCTCTTGATTCAGCTATGTGTTTATTAAAGACCTCCATCATACTTTTTATTTTTTCCTCAGTATTAAAAGCAAATACTTCAGAACTTTCATCTTCCTTTTTATTACACTTTGTATCTTTTAAATTACCGTCTTTCTTTCTCTTTTCTGTTTTTCCGTATGAATGTAATAATATAATAGAAGTGTCTGTTTCGGAATTTATTATCTTATAATTATCAATTAAACTCATCATTTTTATTTCCTTCTTTCGATGTTTTTTCCTCTAACTTTCTTTTTCTTTCATTAAAATCTTTCCAAAAAGATATAGAAAAAAGTGGGGTAGTGTTATATACTACTTCTCTATCGCGTTCACACCAAGACATAACTCTTGTAGTGACGATTGTTTCATTGCCTAATCCAAACTCTATTGCAACTCGATAATGATGTTCATCGCTATTACATAATTCAATAAATTTTGCTACGGTTTTGTCAAGTGAGCGGTTCTTGAAAACTTTTTCCAGTGGGTAAATATATCCAGTTTCACTAATTTCTCCAACCTCAATAAAAAACATATATCCATAGCCTTTTTTAATTCGACTTTCAAATTTATCAAAATCTCTCTGGTTAAGTGTCAATCCTCTAATAATATTATATATATTTTCATCACGATAAAAAGGAGATACCGAACAAGTTTTTTTAAGTCTTTCTTCTCTTTCTTTTCGCTCTTTTTCTTCACACTGTCTAAAAGCTTCCTCTTTAATTCGTCTTTGATTTTCCAAATATTTATTATATTTTTTATCGGTAAAACATTGATTAGGATTGCTTCTTCCTATAATAAGTCCAAGTAAAAAATCTAACATACAAACACCTCATTTTTTATTCTTATGTAGTTCATATAGACTATTAATTGTAAACTATAAATTTTCCATATTTTCTATTAAAAATTATTTAATCAACCTTTTTAAATTTTTCAATTAAAGAATCAATTTCTTTAATTCTTTTTAATAATCTTTCTTTTTCTTCCAACAATGCCACTCTGTCGACAGTATCCCCTGCAGCACTTCTGATTTCTTTTATTGTTATTCCCTTTAAATCTCTTGCTCTTTCAGCAACTACTAAAGGAACATTATCTACTTTAAGTATAGTTCCGTCAAGCGGTTCTATACAAGGATATTTTGCTGAACCTCCACTCTTCTCAAAGTCTCCTTGCACAACAGTGACATTAGGAGATAAGACAACGCTTGCATCTCTCGATGGTCTTTCTGCAATTACCAATGTATCAATTTTTATACAATGATTATAAGGGTATTTATCTAAATCGAGAGTTACTTCTACATAAGGTATGTATTCGTCAGATAAATTTCCACAATCACCATATATATCAATAAGAGCATTGACAATATATTTTTTATTTTTCAATGGAAATACCCAATAAGGACTATTCCATTTACCTTGTATTTGTCGAGCCTTGGCTATAAAAGCTCTGTTGTAAGGACTTTCTACCTTAATAAATTTTCCGTCAATTATTGTTTTTACTGTTTTCATAAACTTATTGTCTCCTTTATAATTATTTTTTGAACTTTTATATGAGCTGGAAGTTTACAGAAACCCTCCAGCACTAACCTTTATATAATTTTATATAACTATTATAACATAAATTTTCCCAAAAGTGAATAATTATTATAATATTTCCATTAAAATTGGCATTTTATTAAGCAATACTATAATAATATTTTTTCATTCCTGATAATTTTTCCGTCAAAGTCATTGAAGATTTCCGTTCTCTGAATAACAAACTAAATGCCTTCCTAATTTTTCCATAATTTTCCACTCCTTTAATTTTCAATTATAATTTTAGAGTCTATATCACCTTTTATATTTATTGGACAAATACCAGCTATTCCGATATTATTCTTGATAATCAGTGCATCTCTTTTTCCAGAATAATATACTTCCGCTTTTTCTCCGTCATTAATAATAGAATATGCTTTATCTAATAAGCCTATTTTATAATAACTTCCTTTATATTTTAAATAATATAAAGCATTATTTGTATCTATTTCAGATTTTTTGTATTTATACCCTTTAGATTTTGCCGTAGCTAATACACTATTTAAATCTAATTTTGTTGGACAGCCTACACGCTGCCGAACAAAATTTAATAAACTAACAATATCAAAATAATCATTATTAGTGTTATCGTAAGTTTCCATATTGCCAAGGCTTTCTGTTGTCATTACAAAGCAATACCCATCAATAAAACAATTATACAATTTCCCTTGATATTCAATCCCTTTACAAGGCTTTTTCAACATTTCGCTTCTGTTTTTATCTACAAAACGGTAGTATCGTTTCATTGCTCTATATCGGTCTTTTCCGTCTTTGTTTTGCAATTTAGATTTATAGATTTCATCAGATAAAAGCGTTTTTAACTCTTCTATTTTTCCTTTGTCTAACATTTCTAAGATATATTGTGCTTTCATTTTTACATTCTCCTTTAATTCATTTTTTTATACTGTAGCTAATCTTCTATTATTGATTGCATTTTTTCCAGCTTTAACGCCTTCAAGCCTTGATTCTTCAGCATAATAACTTCTTGCTGTAAATTTTCCATTTATAGGTTTAGCATTCTTGATTATTTTCATGTAACCTTCTTTTACTTCTTTAGGTGTAATAATCATCAAAGCTACACTTTGGTTTTCTAAAGCTTCAGCAATTCCTTGTAAAAATCCGAATAAAAAGCAATTTTTTATGCCTTTTCCATTAAAAATTTTTCCAAATTTAATACAATCATTTCTTATTCTGTTATAACATCTAACAGAAGCTTTTTTGCCAATTTCAAACAACATTTCAAAAGTTTTTATGGCAATTTCTACATCTACATTATACCCATAAAAATATAAGTTGGAACGTTTTATGTCAAAGAAATGTTCACATCTGAAGTTTTTCCCAACTATTCTAGCCAAAGCATATTTCCATTTGTTTCCTGTACCAATAAAAGTATGCTTTATTACAATTTTATCGGATTTTTCTTTTTCACCAATTTCTTTTTCGGAAATATGGTATTCTGCCATAAGTTTTTGAGCTTTAAGAGCTGCTGTCATCGCCTCATTTTCAGAAGCTCCATTTGCTTCTGTCATTTCAAGAAGCTTCTTGATTTTTGAAATAATTTTTTCCATTTCCATTTTAAACACTCCTTTAATTTTTTAGCTTGCTAACTACTTTAGATGTGTTAGTGTAGCTTTAACAGAGAGCTACGGCTCTCTGCCTATCAGCTTTCAAACGTCACCTTTTTATTCGCCTTCAGGATTTTCCACGATATAATCTCCGTTTGAGAGCGGAAGTATCGTATAATCCCATTCTTCTATTTTCTTTATATCGTCAACCTCAAACGATTCTTTGATGTCTTGAAGACTGCCTTCCCAGTAATCTTTAAAATCATAGACGCCTCGACCGTCTGTTATTTCTTCCTCGTCCCATAAATCGAGATGTTTCGCCAACACTTCGATACCTTCATCGCTAAAATGGTTGAGGTGTTCTTTTTTTAACTCTTCTTTTAAAAGAGTTAAAATCTTCTTTTTTTCTTTTTCCGCTGTTGCCATTACGACAACCTCCTTTTTAAAAATTTTAATATAAGCACCTGTCTACTTTGGATATGACAGCGTAGCTTTAACGGGGATATTTTCCCCGCCCATCAGCGTTATGCTATTTTAAAATGCTTTTCACAAAATGCTTTTATAGTTTTCATTGATATGATATATTCGCCTTCCGTCCTCATTAACGATGACAAGTTAATAATATCTTTGTCATGGTATTCGTTCCAACTATAATTGATGCCATAAAAACTATCAGTCCATAATTCGCCCGTTGAGGTATCAAACATCAAGTCAGCTCTCCAGCAAGGGGCATTTTTACACCAGTTATATTCCCCTACTGCCTTTTTAAGTCCTTTAAGTTTTAACATAATAAATCAATCCTTTATAAATTATTTATTTTTTGGATACAATCCCAACACGCCATCGGCGTGTTTCGTCGTAATTTTCAACGACTCTTCAGGGGATTTTGATAATATTTACAATAGTTCAAGTTTTCCGTTTAAATACAATGCTATTTCAAACAAATTATCCATGCTTTGTAAAGTAAAATATATTTCTTTTACTTTAGCGGTATATAAATCATATTTAATTATTGTGTCAAGATATTTTAAAGCACTTTTTAGTCTTTTAAAAGAGCATTTTTGACTTGTGCCGTCTGTATAGTCAATATTCATACAGTAACATTCTTTTTTAAAATTATTTTGCGTATTATCAGAAAACACTTTAACACTTTTACGAATAGCTTTTACTTGTTTTTTAGATAACATTTTTTATCAATCCTTTATATTATTTTTGTAGTTTCCTACACCGCAGAGGCGCAACCTCTGCACGCTCAAGGCTTAAGTAGCTATTTATACTCGCCTTGACGAGTTACACCGATAATTTAAAGTCCGCTCCTACAGATGTTATTTGACACCCCAAATCTAATAGATTCTGTTGATTGATTGTAACATTTCCGTATTTTTGTTCTATAAAATATGCGATACTGCCTTCTTCGTCATTAAAGCCTTTATCCATTAAAATTTCTGATGGTTTTTCCCAGTCGGCTACATTTTCCCAGTTGTCATTCTCTAAATTGATTTTAAGTTCTTTACCCTCAAGTGTTGCACTAAAAAATAATTCATACAAATTTCCTTCTATGTCTTCATATAGTTGTGTAAAACCTATGAGGTCTTTCAAACAATCCTTTACATATTCAATATCCGTTTCACATTTCTTTAACATTATTTCTTTCATTTTAAATTACTCCTTTATAAAATATTTATTTTTACCCTTGCGGGCAGTGGGCGGAGGCTTTAAGATTAACCTCCGAGAACTATTTAATTATTAATCTATAACATTATTTTTTATAGCTTCTTGAATAAAACTTTCAATAAGGTTTTCAAAATCCTTTTGATTATCAATAAATTTTTCTTGCATTTCTATTGCTTTTTTCTCATACTTTTCACATAATTCATAATTAACTTTTATTGTACCAAACGGTCTATAACCTGTTACTATTGCAATATGACCAAAAGTATATATATCAGCGTTCCAACCATATACACCGCAAGTATAGTAATTTGCGTTATTGTACTTTAATAAAGTTTGTAATGCACAATAATTAACAGAAATACAATCGTAATTTTGCATAATAGCCTTTTTTGTAGTTTTATTTTTCATAAATAACAACCTCTTTCTAATTTTTTTGATTTTTTACTTGACAAAAAACGAAACATCAATTATAATAAAAATAGCTTAAGTAGTATTAAGATATAATTATACAGTATAGCTATTTTTATAGCCTATTGATATTTTTGTATTTTATAGCCTGCTTAGGTGTAAAAAGGTATAATAACCTTTTTGATAAGGTCGCAATAAAGGCGGTTATCGCTAATTATAGCTTCCTTATGTTTTTTTTGGGGCTCTATAATGTGATAGTTTACCAGACAAGCCACATTATAGAGTTTTTATTTTACTTGTTACTTTTTATTATTTGGCAAGTTTATACATTGCATACTGATTTAGGCTTACTCCATTTTTTTTAGCAGCTTCAATCAAATCACGATGCAATTCTTTAGGAATACGAATCATCAACCTTCCACTATATTCTTTTTGTACTTTGTATTCTTCAAGTGTAATTGCATCTTCAGCACTTTCCAAATCAGCTTTAGAAAGTGCTGCTAAATCTTCAGAAGTCGGCTCTTCCTGCTCTCTTGCGTTTATTTCTTTAAAACGCTTTTCAATTTCTTCTTGTGTTAAATTTTTTTTCATAAATAATCACCTCTTAATATTTTATATTAGTTCGTGTGTTAATTTCAATAACTGTTATTGTTATATCACCTTTATCCCATTTAAACAAAATACGATAATGAGCGATTTTATAACGATAACAGTTATTAGTACCTTTAAGTTTGACTATGTTTCCTTCAAGTTTAGAAAGTTGCTCAAGTGCCTTATAAAGCTTTTTTCGTGTATTACTATCTACACTATCAAGATACTTTTGAGCTTGTTTTGATAATTTTAATTGCATTATTATCCCTCCTAAACTTGCATATATTATATCATATATGCAAGTAAAAGTCAACACTTTTAAAGTTTTTAGCTTCAAAAAATAAAGCTTGGCAGTAGTCTTATTTTAGTTTGTGACTACCAAACAAACAATTTATAAAGTGATTATATTATAGTGTAAACTCTCTTGACCTGCTGAACAAATATCTACTTGCTATCATCGCACGGCTTCGCCGATACAAAACACTATAACTTTTATTAAATTGTCAAGGTGCATTAGATTTTAGTTGATTAAGTTATTATCTCAACTATTACTAAACTTTGCTAAATAAGATAACAATTAAACCAATGATATTTAATTGTAGCGTATGAGCTAAGATATTAACAATTAGATTTTAAAATTAAATATTAAAGTAACTTGAGTTTATCGCTTTTATTGTTGCTTTGCTTTGCTCTTATTGCTTTATTATTTAATTTTGTTTTTTGCTTTGCTCTTTCTTTATCTTGATTATATTATAACACTGCTGGGCGTGTATGTCAATAGTTTTTTCTTATTTTTCGATAAAATAATATACAAACATAAGCTATTATTTAATTATTATTTTAGTTAATTTATATAAAAATAAAGGAATGATTTTTATTATGGGAAAATTATCAGAAGCAAAAAAAGAAGCAAATAAAAGATATAATGCTAAAACATACGATAAAATAACATTTACTGTTAAAAAAGGTAAGAAAGATTGTATAAAAGATGTTATACTTCATACTGGGGAGAGCTTAAACGCTTTTATAAATAGGGCTATTGACGAATGTATTGAGAAATGGGAAAAAGAGCATAGATAAATTAATATAAGACATACTTAAATATTACTATAATGTTACTATTGTATTATTTTTTGTTGGTGTTTACTTGACAGAGTTTGTTCAGTTCTTAGATTGACTGTATAAATTTGTTTAGTGTTGTGTATTAGATAATTTATATAATAATGTATGCGGTGGGCGGTTGTTAGGTGTATAAAGTATGTATATTTATAATGTTTTTGTGTATAATTATAAGTTGATATTATAATTTGAGTATAATTTGATTTGATATTTGTATAAATAGTTTTTACTATGTAATGCGATGTATTGTATTTTAACTGTACTAATCACATAGTACAGTTAGTAATGGCTAATTTTATAAAAATTGCAATACTTTTTCAAGTTATTAGACTTTCAAAAAATAAAAAGAAAATCGGTTGTAGCTTGTAACTTTATAAATAGCATTTCCGATTTTTTATTCAGCTTTCAAAAAAAATCATATTATCGGTTTTTATGATTTTTTATTTTTGCATTTTATAGCTTTAAATTTATGCTGTATGCCCCTATTTTACATTTTTCAAGTGTTTTTGTTTTTGCCCAAACCCATAAAGTGTTTCATCTACACATCACCTACTCTCCACATCTCCTGCACAACGCTCCTCTCTTTTTTTATTTTTAAAGTCAAGCAATCTTTGACTAAATTTCAACAATTTATCTCTACAATTTTCTTGAAATACTTAAAAATCTCCCCTATTTCCATTGTATTTCTTAAAAATCGCACCCTTAATTTTATACTTTTTATATATTCTAAATTTTATTTTCGTTTATTTTTGCAAACAACCAGAATTCAACCAAAATTAAAATCGAATTAAAATAACCCTTTAATCATTTATTTTATATTAATCTCAGTAATAAGACATACAATTTTTATAACTCATCTATATTTAATCATATCAAATAGTTTATATATTCCCACCCCTCTGATTAACATAATTAACTGGAACACTTATTTCTTATTCTTAAATACCTATAAAATAAGGAAATATATTTTAAAAATAAGAATTTAATAACTTTAATATTATTTCTAAATTTTGATTATGTTCTATAACTTCCAAATATACCTAAATAAAATTAATTCTATAAATTTGCTTAAAACGATTCA